ATCATGCCATACTCATCCAGTCCACAACCAAACTAATCTGGTATAATCCTTGCTATTGCTAGGTTTATGCCAAACGCCTTCGGCATGGAGATTGCATATGTCAACGCCTTTCGGCCTCTCCCCTTTGCATAATCCATACCACATGCCAATTGCCCATTCTAGGGCCTCTAGGGCCTCTCTCAAACGTCCTACTATCCACCGTGACCCATATATCCTTTTTCCTTCTGGAACGTCTTAAATAGCTTGTCCAATCATTCCAAGTGTTTACTCTTGTCAAAAAAAATCTTTGGCACACTCTTTGCTACTGCATATACTATGCCAGTCTTTTTTGTTTGTTTTATTTACTGGATAGCATCTATCATGCCAAAGCTTGTGTTGGCACAATTGTTGCTTTTCACGTGCGTGCATATGCAGGGGCATATGTTTAAGGTACTAGCGCCAGTATAAAATTTTGTACTTTCCCTCCAGGTGGTACAAATATTTGTAAGCCCGTAATATCCTTTATCTTTTCCCTGTTTTCCTCGGCTGTTCCCCCTTGTTTGTCTGAAAGCTGGTACAAAAATTTGAATTACATTTGTTAATTTTAGCCCCCTTGCAAGCCCATGCCAATTAACATGAAAAATTTATCTACTATCATATCAACTACTTACAAACTATTTTTGTTAACTTGGCCCATGTTGGTACACGTCCTGCTAGGTTCCGGGTACAGGGCGCATGGGTCGCCGGGGTCGCAAGGGGGTCAAAATAATTTTGACAAAGAGCTTGACAAGCTCTCCCGGTTCCCTCATAAAGGGGTCGACGGTTCATTGATAATCAGTAGGTAAGTATAGGCAGTAGCTTAGACCTGCCCAAGCCTTTAGCGACATCTTAGCGCAGGGGGCGACGGCACAAGGTTTAGGTGAAACATAGAAAACCTCACATAGTAGAAAATTTCAGTAGGCAAACATGCCAGCGATGCCGGGTTTATTGTGAATGTTTCGGGAGAACGCTAGCTAACCATAACAAGGGGCTTTGAAAGTCCTAGCTAGGGCCGGGTGCAATGCAAGGCAGGGTATGTTTGCAGGAAAAGTCACCGTGGATACGACGGGGCCTACTGGATGCAACAAAGTGAAGCGTCTAGCAAACGTGAATCTTTGCCAAGGAAAAACAAAAACACAAATAAGGGACAAGCGAGCGTCTTTTGTTTGCTTGTCCTTTTTATTGTGCGTTTGTTTCACTAACAACTAAATAAGAAGGAGTAGGAAAATGGAAAACCAGAAAATTGCAAACGAACACAAGGCACAGTTTACACACCTTTTCTGGGACTTCATCGACAAGGCAACCGGCCTGCGTGATTTGTCCGGAAAGATTCTTAAGCACGCAATCCTTGCCCGTGCCCATGATGAGGACGGGAGTATTGGCACGTCTTGCATGTCGGAGTTCGTTCACAAGTTCGGTGAAGTACGTTTGGGCAATATCGACGCTGTTAGAGACTATTGCCTTTGGGTTTTCGATACAGCCCCCATGGCTTTTGACAAGGACGACAAGCCTATCTTTGATCCCTCCACCAGTGCGCTTCGTTGGTCCATGAAGAAGAACAAGTTTGCTCCGATGAAGGACGAGGACGAGAACGGTAAGAAGACTGCCCGTCCTATTGATTTGCAGCAGGTGAAGACTCGTCTCGCTACATGCGACTGGTGGTCCTTTAACTCTTCCAAGCCTGCTAGCCCATACAAGGCCAAGTTCGCCACGGCCTTGAAGAACGACCTCAAGGCATATGCAGACGAGAAATGGATTCCCTCAAAGGAAGAACTTGCCTTCCTTAAGAAGGTAGAATTACTGGCAAAGGAAATGGGATTTGCCTTGGACAACGGAAAGAAGTAGATGATTCATCGGGAGCACAAGGGATGAACGCTTGTGCTCCCTATTCAATCAACTACTAAAGAGGTGAACTATGTCTGCAAAAGAAAGACTCCGTGCATTGGCAAATGGAAAGGTTGAAACGTGGTATCCGCATCCTGTATGTAGGGAGCTGGAGGAGGACTTCTACAACCTACTTCTATCCGTCGACCCTTCTACAGTTTTAAGAATAGGGCATAGGGAGTACAAGATAGATTTGATTGCAGACGATTGTATTGTTACTTTGTTCAGACACCTGGAGGACTAGCTATGCGTAAATTCTATGTTGACGGAATTGATTATGCAATGAACGCAAGAGGTTGGTCTGATTTGACTGGCTTGCCTGAAAAGGTGTGCCTTGAAATTGCAACAGAATACCTCCGTGAGCCGTTGGACGGGAGCGGGTCCGCAATGAAACAAAAGTATTGGGCAGGGGATAACCATATTGGTGACTTCATAGACCTAGACACAGGAGGGGAGTAGTTATGTTAAAGGTGCTAATAGTCCTCCATTGTGGAGGTGTAACATATTACGATAGGGAAGACCTGTCCTTTGCCCAAAGGAATTGGGATGAGGACATAGCAGAGGTGTATTTCCAGCTGAGAATGGGCTATCTCATGGAGAAACACGACCTGTGCATGGATGATATAACCGGGTATTATTTTGAATACTATCTGGATGATAAGTATTTCTGCAATATTGTAGACTACAAAATGTAAACAAGTAAGGAGGACATGCCATGAGGAAGATGCAATGTAATTTCTGCCACGCTAACATTGGACATGCGAAGGTGTGTCCTCATTGTGGCACGACAAGGGCAAAGAAAACTACCGTGGGACATACGAAGACACACGCACCTGTAAGGAAGAAGGGGATTAGTTATGAAGAAAAGAACCGTTGAACAACTGCGCCTGGAATCTTTGGTTATTAATGTCCTGTCTTTGGCAATCATTGGGCTTTGTATAGCCCGTGTGTGTCATTGGTTGTAAGCTACTATCACGCTTCCTATGGAGGATCAATGAACGCCCTACAGAAGTTTGAGAACGAATTAGTCAAGAAATACAGGCTTCCTGATGCTCGGTTCGTCTATACCCCTAACGTATATTGGTATCGGCTTGACCAGTCAGAAAGAAACAGCCTTCACAACTTGCGTTCTTGGGCCAATGAAGCATACTCACGTATGCCTTAACGCCTTCGGCTAGAATATATATATTAGTTTTGTGTTTTATTATATCTTTTATATTTATATATAATATATATATGCAAGTTTTCAGAAAATGTGACACAAAAAGAGGAGAAAAATAAATGGAAGCTGAAATAGTTATAGCAGTGTGTGATGCTGTGGTTATTGTCGTCGGGATTATAGGTGTATGTTTTGTCGTGTATCAAATGGTTAAGAATGGCTAGAATCCATTCTAAGGCGTCCTAGCATTCTCCCCTAGTACTAGGTCCAGAAATGGGCTAGGACGTCTTAGAGGGGCAATTCTGTGCGAAATAGGGGTATGTGTGTATGGGAAAAACATACAGGTTTAATCCTGCAAAGGCAAAGCTCGCCCGTGGGGAGCATAAGGAAGAGGTGGAAAGGGTTCTTCGTGGCAAGGTGAATAAGAAAAAGAAAATTATGAAACAAGAAAAATATAAGGGGGGTGAATTATGAAGATGAGTAAAAAACAAGAGGAAACAGCAAGGCGATTGGCAAAAGAATGGAGTGGCGGTTATGGTGACCAACCTTGGGCGTTGATAGCTCGGAACGGAGGAGTGTTTCGTTCGAACCAATATGCCGTATGCCTTGGAGGGCTCCCTTCGACTTATTTCAAAGCAGAAGACAATCCTGTTTTGATTCAATTCTCTGTATATAGAGAAAATAAAAAGACATATAAGAGAACTTCTATCCCCGAATCAACCAAACCTGTATTGGAGAAGTGGTTTCGTTATCTCGTGAACAGGCCCGACTTCCAAGACGGTTTCTTTGAGCATAGCGTAGCCTTCAGGTTTGAAGTGGGCATCCCAATTAAAATTATGGACAGGGCAGACATGTGGCCCCTTATGGCGTCAACTTTTGTTAGGTTCTTTTGGGATAGGCATAACACAACACATGCTAAGGATGTATTGTACATCATGGAACATTTCCAGAAGATTCCTATTGATAGGGCGTTTATTATTGGAAACTTAATAGGTAACCCCGATGGGAGAAGTAGGTTTAATATTGCTGCTTGGTCTGGTGTACACTCACCATTCGGGAAAGAATTGTCATTTAAGCGCACTAAGCAGTTCATCAAGAAGGAATTGCCATTCCGTAAATTCTATACTAAGAAGAGACGTAATCAAATTACATGGGGCGAGGGGCTCAACACCTATTTTGCACAAGGAGAAACCACCCTCGTTGAACATATCAACGGGCATATTGGAATAAAACATAAAGAATCTAAAGGGTGGGGTTCTCACCTTCTTGAGTTTGATAAGAAACATTACAAGACTGTTGTTAACAGACTTGATACCATCCTGAAGGAGCTGAAAAATGATTAAGGCGTATGTTGTTGGATATGACTACCTGGTAATGCAGATGTTCCACCTCCACACTAACTATGAAGTTGTCCAATCAGCAGAAGAGGCCGACTTGATTGTGTTCACGGGTGGAAGCGATGTGTCTCCCCACTTGTACGGGGAGCATCGTCATCCGACCACCTCATCCGATGCTAATAGGGACAGGATTGAAACAAATATCTTTAATCGTAACAGAACAACCCCAAAGGTTGGCATTTGCCGTGGAGGGCAGTTCCTTAATGTGATGAATGGTGGGAGGTTGTGGCAGCATGTCCAAGGGCACGCTTTGAGGGGTAAACATGGCCTCACCCGCCTTGACGTAGACAACCATCATGCCAAAACATACTATGTAACCAGTACGCATCACCAGATGATGCGCCCAACTGAAGAAGCAATCATTCTTGCTAAAGCGAATTGGGTAGATAATGTTGAAACTGTCGGGGAGCAGGCTTTTATTTCAGGTATTGAGGTGGTATTCTATCCTGAAACCAACTCCCTGTGTTTCCAGCCACATCCTGAATATGATATGAAGGGAGATACATATACCTTGTTCTTTGAATACATTAACAAATTCCTTTTTGGAGGTGAATAATGTGCGGAATTGTGGGATGCGCGGGTAATGTTGTTATAGCTCATGAAAGAATGTTTCATGATTTGTTGGTTATGAACCAGCTTCGTGGGTTCGATAGCGTTGGGGTGTGTCATGTTGGCTTTACCAACAAACCCACTGTTGTTAAGTCATTGGTAAACCCTGCCTATTTCATACGCTCGAAAGACTATCGTGAAGTGTTCCGAGGCGTTGCCAGAACTTTAATTGGTCACAACAGGGCCGCAACGCTTGGTAAAGTGACGGCTGAGAACGCCCACCCTTTTACACACGGAGATATCACAGGCGTACACAACGGAACACTGACAGCACAACATCTGCTCCAGGACCACAAAGATTTTGCCGTGGACAGCGACAACATTTTCCACCATCTCTCTAAGAAAGGTGTGGAAGATTTATGGAAAAATCTGGCAGGAGCTGCCGCTTTGGTGTGGTGGGATGAGAAGAAATCTACCCTCAACTTCCTCCGTAATAAGGAACGCCCCCTCTACTACACATTCAACAAAGCAAAGAATGTAATCTTCTGGGCTAGTGAATATCATATGCTCTTTGCTGCTGCGCATAGACAAGGAGTTACGTTGGCTGACCCTGCTCATGAAGTGGCAGTGAACACTCACTACTCTATCTTTATTCCTCCTACTGGACACAGGGAAAAGGAATTGGTTCTTGAAAAGAAGGTTCTTGAGCCCACTGATTACAAAGCTAAAGACAAATGGGAGGATTGGAATAAGAGATATGATTACGACAAAGGTAGAAGTGTTGCACGTCCTCCGTTTCTTCAAACTGGTAAAGAGATCACTGTTATCTTTGATGAAGTGGAAGAAGGAATCGTGATCGAGGGTAGTAAGGTTTATCGTGGATGGTGTCCCGATGATGACCGTGTTAACATCATGTTCACTGATATGTATAACAATCAGAAAATTGACTTGTCTGATAAAGGGAAGGTACAGTTGTACACCGCCACTGTGACCACTGTCTCACTGTTCTGGGTAGCTAACATTCCTGAATGGACTGTTAGAGTGAGAGATATTAAAAAGAAAACAGCCTATGGAGCCTCTAATAAACAGGTGAGTAAGACTTGTAAGCTTAGGAGTGTATGCCCTGTAGCTGAACAGGTTGATTGCAGCGTTTGTGAGATTGTTCGTGAACATCTTGATGGGCTGTGGACTATCAACCATACAGGTTTACATAGTTGTGATTGGTGTGGCGATTTCCATCCCGCCAATGAGCGTGTGTTTTCTTCATATAAAGGCGACTTCTCTTTGTGTTCAACATGCTTTGTTGACTTCATCAACTACATGGACAACATAGAAGTAGAAGATATTCCTGAAACAATTGAAATGTTTAGGCAGTAGGAGGTGTGTAATGGAAATTCGTATTGGTGCTGATCCTGAGCTGTTCGTAAAAAATTCAAATGGTGAATTGCTGTCCGGCTATGGTATGATTCCTGGAACTAAAAAGGCTCCACATATTGTAGAGTATGGGGCTGTTCAGGTGGATGGTATGGCGTTGGAGTTTAACATTGATCCTGCCCTTGATGAGGATGAGTTTGCTCGTAACATTCATTATGTTATGAAGCAGATGAAAGGGATGATTGAACATGAGTTATTCATCTCTCCTGTAGCCAACTTCGGATATGAGGTGATTAAGGCGCAGCCGCCTGAAGCTGTTGAGCTTGGCTGCGATCCTGACTACAATGCCTGGATTATGGATGTCAATTCTCCTCCTAATGTTGACGCTCCCTTCCGCACTGCATCCGGACATGTTCACATTGGATGGGAGGGAGCCCATGATATACGGTCAATGCAGAATTTCCATGAAGCTGGGGCTGCTGCTCGGCAGTTGGATTTCTATCTCGGCCTCCCTTCTCTGTTCATTGACAAGGACACCACAAGGCGTGAGTTGTATGGCAAGGCCGGAGCTTTCCGCAACAAACCTTATGGTGTTGAGTATCGTGTACTCTCCAACTTCTGGCTTTTAGAAACAAGCCTCCAAACCTGGGTGTTTCGTACTGCCAAGCGTGCAATTATTGATCTGTTTGAAAACAATGTATCCCTTCCTGACATTGAGGGGAGCATCGAAGACGTCATTAACAATAGTGATTTGGATTCGGCTATGGCCCTGATTGTCAAGTACAACCTGGAGATGCCCAATGTACGATAACAAGCATGACGCCTCCATGAGGCTTATGAAAACAATTATTAGGTATGACAATCAACCTGTATTTGTTCATGATGTTTTAGAAAATGCCGACTTCGATTTATATCTTAGTGTGGAGTTTCTGCTGAAGAATGATAAAAAGAAACGGGATATTGTACCTCTTGCATTGAAGGATGATAAGTGGTGCTTTGCTTCTCCGATGCTTGGTTATGTGCAGGAGAGTCCTGTGTCTGTTGTATATGTCTATCGCAAACCTTCTAGAAGGCAAGCTCAGGGGGTTGATCCTCGGAGACTTATGGCAAAGGTTCCGGGTATGCCCGACCAAACTTGTGGGCATATCAATTACACTAGGCTTGCAAAGTGTATTGCTGATGTTTATCCGTCTCTTGAAAAATACACAACTATGTGTAAAGAATATGGCCCAGCTAGTTGGTCCCTTGCCATATCGAAATGCTTTGCATTGTCGTGGGATAAGCTTTATTATCGAGCCAAACCAATCGCTTCTATCTCCCATTCCAATGGGTGGGAACACACGCTTACAGTAGATAATACAATGTTTTTATCCTATAAATTTGAGGAGGTGTTCAATGCTGAGAATTGGAGAATTGGTTAAAAGAGGGTTGGACGGAGACCAGCTCGGTCTTGAGTTTGAAGTGGAGGGAAAATTCCTTCCTAAAAGTGTTAATGGGTTTCGTGTTGTCAATGAAGGAAGCTTACGACCTGTAGAAGGACACGATGGTGTTGAGTATGTGACACGTAACCCGGCCCCTCTTGATGAAACAGTGCAATCAATCTATGACCTTAATGTTTTGATGGGAGAGAAGGGAGCTATTCCTTTTTTTAGTCACAGAACATCTGTACATGTCCACCTTAATGTTGCTGACCTCACCGTCGCAGAATGGTTTAACATGTTGTTCTTGTGGGTTATCTATGAACCAGCCCTCATCCATTATTGCGGAGAGAACAGGAAGGGCAATCTCTTCTGTCTTTCTTCACAGGAAGCTGAGGGTTTGCTGTTTACACTGGCAGAAGTGGCACGTAATGGGGACCTGAAACACGTATTGAACGAAGATGTTCGATATGCGGCTGTTAATCTCCTTGCTACCCGCCAGTATGGAAGCCTTGAGTTCAGGTGTATGCGTGGGACATTAGACCCTGCTGTCCTTGTGCCCTGGGTTTCAACAATCGCCACATTGAAGACTATTGCAAAGTCTTTCGCCAACCCGGAAGAGATTGTTGAGAAGGCTCTTAAAGATATTGAGGCGTTTAGCCATGATATATTTGCAGAGGATCACTTCATTTACAACTACCCTGACATCTTTAGGGCTGCTCAAGAAAACTTGTTCAGGCTTGCTTTAGTGCTTGATGATTTGGACCTTGGCCGCTTTAACTTCTTCGATGAACCCTTCGACGATATTTAGGAGATATTATGAAACGTGTACGCCTCCTCCCTTACAACACGGCTAGCGGCGGCTGCAAGAATTTGTCTCAGTTTGCCAACTTCCCTCGAATTCGTAAAGAAAACTCTGCATACAAATACAGAGAAGGGGATTTGATTATCAATTGGGGATGCTCTCAGCGTCCTCCACACATCCCCGAAGAGGCCACTGTATTCAATAGTTTTGATGCTGTAGCAGTGGCAGTGGATAAGTTCAAAACATTTGAATCATTAGAGTCCTTCGGTGTCGCTATTCCTGATTGGACAGATGACAAAGAAGTGGCTCATGAATGGCTTCTTGACGGTTTTGATGTCGTCGTCCGTGAAACAGTGAAAGGGCATGGGGGTGAGGGTCTTTCAATCATTGAGCAAAACCATCTTGTCGATATGGACGAAGATGAAATATTCGAGATAATTCCTAACGCTCCCCTCTTCACGAAATACATCCCTAAGAAGAAGGAATATCGTGTCCATGTATTCAAATATCAGGTGATCGACCTCACCAGAAAGGCCCTGCACCCTGATATGAATCCTCAGAATGTTAATTGGAAAGTGAGGAATCACGATAATGGGTTCATCTTTGTTCGCAATACTGACCAGGTAGATGGGTTTGGTTTTCCTATTCCTGAATATGATGTGGCTCCGCAATGTGTGAAGCGTGTGGCTATTGGGGCAACCCTTGCTCTTGGTTTGGACTTTGGTGCAGTGGATGTCATATATAACAAGAGAAGAGACATGGCCTATGTTCTTGAAGTGAATACGGCTCCTGGGATTGAAGGAACAACTGTTGAAAGATATAAAAGTGCAATTGAATTATTCATGGATTAGTCACATTCTTCTCTTAACAGCATATATATTAATATAGGGCAAGGTACTATCACACAATGGAGGGTTAGTATGAATGGCAAAAGGTAAAAGCGTGTGTGTTGAACGGCTTCCACATTCGTGTGGGAGCCTTGACGGATTACAAGTATTTCAACAGGAAGACGGCAGTTATGATGGATATTGCTTCGCATGTAAAACTATTGTGAGTGATCCATATAAAAACATGCCTGTCGATCACAAACCAACAATTAAACGAAGAAGTGAGGAAGAAATCCGTGCTGAAATTCTATCTATCGGAAGCCTTCCATACCCTGATCTTACACACCTACGCGGTTTGCGCCTTGATAGCTTGGCTCATTACCAATGTCGTATGGGTGTTAGTGGGATTGACGGTGTTAGTCCTGAGCTTATTTACTTCCCCTATTATTCAGACGGCGAAGTGGTTGCGTACAAAGTACGTATGCTTTCTGAAAAGAAAATGTGGTCAATCGGGAAGATGAAGGACTCCGGCCTTTTTGGCTGGGAACAGGCCCGTCATTCGGGGAGTAAGAGGCTTTACATTACAGAAGGTGAGTTTGATGCAATAGCATTATATCAAATGCTTATGGACAGTGTAAAGGGGACAAAGTGGGCACACCTTGTGCCTGCTGTGTGTTCTCTCCCGAACGGTGCATCAAGCGTTGCAAAAACAATAACACAGATGTCTCATCAGATTAGGCAGCTCTTCCCAGAAGTGGTGTTTGTTCCTGATAAAGACAAACCTGGACAGGAGGCAGCAGACACTTTCGCCAGACTTTACCCAGGAGCTTTTATTGCTGAACTCCCGGGTAAAGATGCAAACCAGTGTTTGCAAGACGGGCTTCAGTCAGAAGTGATTGGAGCTATCCGTTGGCGTCCTGTTGTTCCAAAAAATACAAAAATCATTCGAGGGAGCAGTCTTAAAGACGCTGCTAAGAGGAAGCCAGAGCTTGGCAAACCTTGGCCCTGGGAAGGGCTTACGAAGGCTACACGAGGCCGTAGAAGGGGAGAGACAATCTACTTTGGAGCGGGTGGAGTGACGCCCGCTATAAACTGTGTGAACTCAGGGGAACTCTCTATGAGACAATCCTGAGCCAAGCTACCATAAGGAGATTAGGTGTGAGACCAATCAAAATAGAAGGGTTTGAAAAGTATTTGATTAATGAAGAGGGTGTTGTCCTAAATTCAGAAACAGGGAGAGTGTTGAAAACTGATCTGAACAAGTCGGGATATAAACGTGTAACTTTGTCTGCAAATGGCAAATTATTACGCATTTTTGTTCATAAATTAGTTGCTTACACATATCTTCCTGTATATAGAGAAGGTTTGGTTGTTAATCACAAAAACGGAATTAAGATTGACAACCATAAAAACAATCTTGAATGGGTAACTCCTTCTGAAAATAGGAAACACGCTTTCAAAAACAAATTGTGTAAACGGCCAAACAGTAAACTTTCTGACAGAAAAATTCATGAAATCTGTGAGATGATTAGAGATGGCTACACAGCTAGACAAGTACAAACCCTTATGGAAATACCTAAACATATCTATGATGACATACACAGTCGTAGATATTATAAAGATATTTCAATAGATTACGAGTGGTAGAAGGTGCAACGACTAGGAGAAATCCGTAGGGCCAAGCGGTCCGAAGCGCACAGCCCGTGTAGACGGGATGATATAGTCTGAACTGCATGGCGACATGTAGCTGCGAAAGCGGGCAAAGAGTAGCGAACTTTGCTGAACATATGGTCAAAATGGGAAAATCGGAAGTAGTTGACAGCATTGCCTCTCATATTATGCTTGCTGACAACCTTCCTGTCTTTCTTGTTAAACCTGAACAGGACCCAGCACGAACTTATAAAAATCTTGTAGGCAAAGCTGCTGGACGTATCTTCCATGATCCAAACATTCCTTTTGATGAGGAGGCTTTCGATCAATATGAAAAACTTATAGCGGATAAGGCCATCATCCTGGATAGCTACCAATTTGTGAATTGGGATGCTTTGAAAGATGACATTCGCTATGTTGTAACAAATGAGGGTGTTGAGGACATCATCATTGACCCCATCACGTGTTTCACAAATCAGATGTCTAGCGCAGAAGCTAATGAGTTTCTTGTTGGAATGTCTGCTGAACTTGCATCGTTGGCTAAGGATTTGAGATTTACTTCATACATCTTTTGCCATCTTAAAGCACCATCGTCTGGTCTTCCTCACGAACGAGGTGGTGCTGTTCTGTCTACTCAGTTTACTGGTAGCCGGGCTATGATGAGAAGTTGCAATTACATGATTGGTATTGAGGGAAATAAAGATCCAAACTTAGCTATTGAGTTGCGTAATATACGCCACTTAATCATTCTTGAGGACAGAGAGTTTGGATGTTCCGATAAAATCAGCCTTTATTGGAACAAAGACACCGGGCTGTTTACGGAGATTATTGATGAGTCTAAATAATATGTCTGTTGAATTCCATTTTAGTAATGTCCCTGACCATGTTGCTAAGGAGGCGCAGGAAACTTTTAATGATTTCTTAGCCTCTTTTGATATCGTATTTAATGCAACAGGCGCTATCACAATCACTCCTCAGTTGGAGGGAGAAGATGAAAGTTAAGTCAGCAAATATTGCATCCTTTCTGTCTGACAAAGGGTGTAAGGGTATGGCAAAAAACATTGTTGTTAACAAATATCGTATCCCTCCACAGGATTTTGAAGACCTCTTGTTTGAAGCCCTCGCTACGGCTGCTGAATGGTGGTCACCTGATAGGGGGACAGCGTGGACAACCTCTGTATTCATCACTCTTGAATCGGCTTGCCTTATGTATAAGCGTAAAAATAAGAAAGGCTTTCTGTTGAAAACATTTGACTACTCTCGTGACATTGAAGGCAACGCTGATACGGAGAGAGAGGTTCATTTTAGAGAACTGTTCAACCAAGTTATTAAAAAAATCAATGAAGTGGAAGATGAAGAAAACAGGCTAATCCTTCTTGGTGTGCTTCTTAATGGCGAAAAGTATGATGATGTATGCGATAATCCTCCTGCGGCTAGGAAAATGGTAGAACGATTTAGAGAGGGATTGAAACAGGAGTTTGGAAATGAGTTAACTTGGGAGGGATGATGGACAATAAACTCAAAGCGGCTCTGGCTGAAGAACGTAAAGCAGCTTTTGCTGCTATTACACGGTTACAGAAACAGATCGCTAAAGTCGAGAAGGAGAGGGGCGTGTTGGAAGAGTTTGTAAAAGAATTCGTGGATGCGTGGGAATCAGGGATGGGCGGCAACTCATATTTGTTGCGTGGGGCCCGCAAAGCCCTCGCCCAACTGGAGGAGAAATGAACGAGATTGCAAATTGCCCGTTGTGCGGGAAAGATGTCAAAAAGTCTATTTGGCGTCCCGAATACGAAGGATGCGCTGGCAGTGTAGTAATCACCGTAAAGTGCTGCGGTATAGAAGCAACTAGCATTACGCTATGGAACCAGTACGCCGCCGCGATGGAGTTGGCGAGGGCTGAGCTTGAATTAGACCGTTGTAATCCAGAATACGAACATCAGTGGCAGTTTCACATAGAGGAGGCTCGAAAGCGCGTCCTCGAAGTCTTCTGGGGTGATGATGTCTGACGTAAGAAAAAGTTGTATGGGATGTATTGACTATGAGCCAAACACATTTTCATGTAGGCTTGGAAACGAGACAGGTAAGTACCCAGGAACTCGTTGCATTGATTATGTTGCAAAAGAAGAAAGATATAAAGATTATAACCATGAAAAATATATGAAAGAAAAGGGGATAGCAATGTGAAAAGAGTTGTTGGAGACCTAGAGGGTAATGGGCTCCTTGACACCATCACAGTGATACATTGTGGTGTGTTTAAGGACATTGATACGAACGAGGTAGTTAAGTTTCGTCCTCATGAAATGGATAAAATGATTAGCTATCTTAACACTGTTGATGTACTCATCATCCATAACGCTGTAGGTTTCGACATACCAGCTATGAAAAAGGTTTTGGGATATTCATTCCCAAAGAAAGTGTTGGACACATTGATTATGTCAAGAGTGTTAAACCCTAAAAGAACCTCTCCTATAAACTGTCCATATAAAAAAGCCCCACATAGTATTGAGGCTTGGGGTTATAGAGTGGGGAGGGGTAAACCCGAACATAATGATTGGGAAAACTTCTCTGAAGAAATGCTTCATAGGTGTGCTGAGGATGTTGAAATTCTCCATTTAGTTTACAACGAACTTGTAAAAGAAGCTGAAGAGTTTGGTGGATGGTTTGATGCGCCCTATCGTCCAATGGATATGACTCACAAACTGTTCTCGATTCTCCAGCAACAGGAGGACTATGGATGGCTTTTTGATAAACAACACGCAACAGATTGCGTTAATCATCTCAGCGATATTATTGACACTATCGCTATTCGCCTTCAGTCAAAGCTACCTTTACGAACAATTAGGCTTGAGAAAACGGTGTCAAATGACGAGAAATATTGGCAACCGTTGGTACGAAATCTCCATTTGGTCAGAGACGATGGGGATTGTTTCTCTTATGTTCGTATGCCTTTCCTAAAAAATGGAAAATATAATGCACACGTAACAAGGTTTATAGAGAACAGTGGGCATAAACCTAGGATTGTTGGCCCTCATAGTCGTATAGAAATTAGACCAGTAGATATTGATTCTCCCAACGAACTGAAAGACCTTCTTCTTTCTCTTGGATGGATTCCTGCACAATGGAACACAGATGCAGATAACAAACGCACATCCCCTAAGCTTGATAAAGACGATCCTTTTGAGGGAGTTGAAGGCGGGATGGGTAAGATGATTGCGAAACGTGTCCAATGCAAGCATAGACGCTCCCAAATTATGGGATGGTTTGAACACATACAAGAGGATGGTAGGATACATGGCAGAGTCACGGGGCTTGCAACCACTGGTAGGGCGAAACACGGCATCATCGTCAATGTTCCTGGGCTTGAGACGTTTTACGGAAAGCAAATGCGAGCTTGTTTTACGAGCAAACCTGGCTACGTCATTGTGGGCACGGACTCTGCTGGATGTCAGAACAGGATGCTTGCTGCGCGTGTTGGAGACGAGTTCTTTACTAAAACACTTTTGGAGGGGAAGAAGTCGGATAAAACGACTATCCATTATGTTAATCAAAGGGCCATTAAGGAGGTCGCAGGAATTGACGTATCTTATCATGAGGCGAAAACACTTAATTATGCTGCTCTGTTCGGCGCTTCTGATGGGAAGCTTGGCAGGTCTGTGGGTAGGGATGCTTCTGTCGGCGCTTTAATTAAGAAAGCCATCTTCGGAGTGGCCCCTGGATTTCAGAAATTAGTGGACAGTTTACAAGAAGAATGGAGGAGTAACGCTAAAGTTAAAATAGGAAAGTTTGGTCGTCCTGAGTTTTACAATGGATGGATTAAAGGTTTGGATGGAAGACCAATTCTTATTGAATCTGAACACGCCATCCTCGTTTATGTTCTTCAGTCTGACGAAGCCATCATGATGAGTGCAGCTTATTGCAAGCTGTATGACGAGGCTACAAAAAGGTTCGGTCCTTTTGGAGAAAACTGGGCTTTCTTAGTATGGTACCATAAATAAATTGTGGCTTTGTGTGGCGACACACATCGAATAACTCCTCTAATTGCTGGGAAGTCCTTTATGGATAATCAGCAGCCAAGCCTAGAATATAACGGATGAATAATCCAAAAACAGGAGAAAGAATGAAATACGTAATTTGGAACGACTATCGTGTTTATAAGGATGGTAGGATATACTCAATTAAACAACAAAAGTTTATATCTGAGCGGCAAACAGATAAAGGTTACATGATTGTTTGGGTTAAAGTAAACAATCAATGGATTACTATGGGTGTTCATAGAATCGTAGCACTAGCATGGTTAGGAGATTATTCTGATTTGGGTTACGAGGTAGACCATATTAACAATTGCCGTCATGATAACCGCCTTATAAATTTACAATGGCTTTCTAAATCTGCTAACAATCAAAAAACATGGGACTCAGGGAATAAAGATAACTCAGGTACGAATAACGGAAGAGCGATTGCCTGTGAACACTGGGTCCATGAGATTTGCTTGTTATTGGAAGAGGGTTGTTCCCCTTCATATATTAGAGATATAACTGGGTATCCTTATCATACATTGATTCGTCCTATTAAAGCACACAGAACTTGGTGCCATATCTCTAAAGATTACATATTCTAGGAAGGTTCAACGACTAGAGCGGAAGCTCGTAGGGCCAAGCGGCTCGAAATGGGGAGCATCTCATTATGAGATGATGATATAGTCTGTTCTTTATGGCAACATAAAGCAGCGAAAGCGGAGTTGTATTAGCGACACAACTTGAACACAAAGGATGAGTTCCAGGCAGAAGTGAAAGAAGATATTGCAAAAGATTTTGCAAAATTGGCCGAAGATTGTATAGCGTGGGCTGGTAGGTTTTATAAGATTAATTGCCCACATAAAGGTGAGAGTGACATTGGTAATAATTGGGCAGAAACACATTAAAGGAGAATAGAATATGGCTTTGAATGCAGCTACAGCACCTATGGCTAGCGGACCTAAACAGGAACCTATTGCTGTTGGAACTTACATGGCACGTCTTGTGCAGGTTATTGATCTTGGCTTACAACCTCAGGAGTTTAACGGACAGCAGAAGGAACCTAAGCGTGAGGTAAATCTTACTTACGAACTCACCAATGTCTTTATGAAGGATGAGAATGGAAACGATGACACCACTAAGCCTCGTTGGGTTGGTGAGTCTTTTCCCCTTAATAACATGAAGGCTGACCTGGCTAAGTCAACAAAGCGTATTAAGGCAATTGATCCGGAGAATAAATACAATGGCGACCTTATTAAAATGCTTAATATGCCTTGTCTTGTCACTATTGTTCATAACGTCAGTAAGAAGAATGGTAATGTCTATTCTAACATCTCAATGGTGTCGCCGCCTATGGCCGGGATGCCTGTCCCTGAGCTCAAGAATGAGCCGAGATGGTTTGACCTTGAGGCCCCGGATGTTAAAACCTTCCTCTCCCTTCCTGAATTTATTCAGAATAAGATTAAGGCCAATCTTGAGTTTCCTAAGAGCAAACTTGATAAGCTCCTTAACAGCCCTGATGGCGCTGCTTCTTCTGATAGCCCTCAGGAGCCTCGTGAAGATATGAATGAAATGGATGACGCACCGTTCTAATAATAAGGGGCTTTGGCCCCTTTAGGAGGATATATGAACAAAATGAATTTGCGAGATATGCCAGTGTTTGATTACAGACTTATAGAAGAGCCGAATAAAAAGCAATCATATAAAGAAGAATTTGATGAAGCTATGGGACTTCTTGAAGCAGAGAGGAGGGAGAATCAACGTCTTCTTGAAAGAATAGAAGATTTACAGCAAGAGATCAGCAACCTTGAAAAAGAACTTGCGGAGTATGAATCGTGAAACCTCTTTTAGATGGAGACATATTAGTTTATGAGGCAGCCTCCTCAGCAGAAGTTGGGTGGATGTCGGGAGGCATTGCTCCATTCGATTATGTGGAGAGTTTATTAGAGGCAAGTATGATTAACATATGTGCCGCTTCTGGGGCCTCAGAGCCCCCTCTCGTCTTTCTTAGCTCAGATAATAACTTCAGATACGACATAGCTGTTACGAAGCCTTACAAAGGAAATAGGAAGCACGAAAATAGACCTTTTCATTATGACAACATTCGTGTTTATATTCCTGCAAGGTGGGATTGTATTATCTGTGATGGGTATGAAGCAGACGATGGAATGGCAATGTACCAAACCAAAGCAATGTTGGAGGGCAAAGAGACAATCATTTGTTCAAGAGACAAAGACCTTAGGCAGGTTCCTGGCTGGCATTATGGATGGGAAAGAGGAGCACAGGAGGAGCAAGAGAAAGAATATGTAGATGAGCTTGGTTATTTAACTCTCTCCTCACGAGAAGTAGTTCCTGAGAATCCTCTAAAGAAACCTTATATGGTGTATAAGTGTAGAGGTGCAGGAATAAAATTCTTTTACGCACAATGTTTAATGGGCGACCCCGTTGACAACATCCCTGGCCTGAAAGGAGCAGGAGATCAGAAAGCTTTTAACCTTCTTAAAGACGCAACATCAGAAATTGAATGTCACAAAATTGTTTTAGATGCATATAATAAAGTATATGGAAACGATAAAGGGGGTGAGAGATTAAAAGAACAAGCTCAGTTGTTGTGGATGGTAAGGGAATTAAATGAAGATGGAACATTAAAAATGTGGGAGCCACCTATTGCACCAAACAGTGATGAGTGAATCAGCGTTTCACTCGTATATCAAATCTATTCTAAGAAAGGCGTCTATGCGTTGGCCGCCTGTCAATCATGTTAAATCAAATGCGAGAGTTAGTCGTGGAGTGTACAAGTGCGCTGCTTGTGGTAATGAAGTGCCAGCTACGGCTGTTGTTACATTAAAAAATGGAAAAGTAAAAAGAGTTAAAAACATTGCTGTTGACCATATCAATCCTGTTGTGCCTACATCTGGGTTTGATTCGTGGGATGAGGTAATTAAAAGATTATTTTGTGACGCTAGTAACCTTCAGCTTTTGTGTAGGGAGTGTCATGAGTTAAAATGTAAAGAGGAGAAAGATGAACGAAAACGTCTCAAAAATACTTGAGGTGAACGGCTATCCAACATTCAATCAGGTGGAAGATGATTGCCTTAGGCTTCGCAATCAGGCTAACATCATGGTGAATATTGTAGAAGACCTTACGATTGGCGGGGCTTCAAAGCAAGAGTGTTGGGATAATGTAAAAGCATATATTACGAACACTGACAAGAAATATTGGCCTGCCCTGTGGAACTATTTTATTGCAGCTTTTTCTTCAAGAGCATAAGGAACAAAGTATGAAATGTATTTTCTGCCACACGAATATTGACAAGAAGCCCACTGAAAATTTCTGGACCTGTAAGGAGTGTGGAACAACGCAGGAAACAAAATTGATTGATAGGCCCTACACTTACACAGTTGGTAACGGAGCTTCCCTTGAAGCACCTCATGTTAAAGCCCAGGCGGTGGCAAATGCTTATTAAATGTGTTAGTAATTATCCTTTAGAAAAGAAAACAAAAGGAGCTGCAGCATACGATCTTGCTTGTAGCGAAACAACTATTATTCCTCCTTTTGGATCGGCTATTGTTTCGACAGGTGTGCATCTTCAGTTCCCTCCGAAAACATTTGGACTTGTCACCCTTCGTTCAGGCCACGGATTTAGAGACAATCTCTTCTGCCACATAGGCATTATCGACACCGATTATCGTGGTGAAGTGAAGGTGAAAGTGTTTAACTTCAGCGATTTTACTGCCAAACTTGTTGGAGGTGAGAGGTTTGCACAGGTTACAGTGTTACCTGTAGTACCTTCATGGGTTATGAATGTTGATACGTTAGAAGACACTGAACGTGGTAATAAAGGTTTTGGACACACAGGAGTTATGTCTTAATGGCACAAAATGTACTTGTTTTAGATATTGAAACCTCCCCAAATCTCGCGTATGTTTGGGGAGCATGGAAACAGAATGTAGGTGTAAACCAGTTTATTCGACATAGTGAAGTAATGTGCTATGCTGCTAAATGGTATGGGAATGATCGCATCTTTACAAAATCTTGGATGGACGCCCCTGAACGAGTTCTTATCAGAGACCTTGTAGCTTTATGTGATGCTGCCGATATTATCGTAACACATAACGGTAAACGTTTTGATATTCCTGTAATTAGGAGCCGAGCAGTTGAACTTGGATATGGACCATTTAGCCCTATCAAACATGTTGATACCTGCCTTATTGCTAAACGTCTGTTTAATTTTGAAATGAATAAGCTTGCTTACATTGCTGAGTATCTTGGCGTTGCTCCTAAGGACGATCATAAAGAGTTTCCTGGTTTTGATTTGTGGAAGCAGTGCCTTCTTATGAACCCTAAAGCTTGGGATGTTATGAAGACATACAATGTTCAGGATGTCATTACACTTGAACAGGTGTATGAAAAACTCCTGCCTTGGATGGACGATCATCCCCATGTTATGGTGGATAATCCTAAAGAACCTGTCTGCCCTAAGTGTGGTGGCTCTGTTCAGAGAAGAGGTTTCTACTTCACTCAGGTGAGTAAGTATCAGCGTTATCGCTGTAATAACTGTGGTGGATGGTCTCGTTCTCGTTACACAGAAAACAATATGGAAGAACGTAAAAACATTTTAGCTAACGCTGTATAGGAGAGGGATATGGAACAGATGTTTGAAATTGGAGAAACTGTTTATGTTGTTGATTGTGTTGGATGTGCTCACTACTTCGACAGGAGTTCTTTCCCTCTAAAAGCGAAAGTGCTTGAGTATGTCAAAGAAAACAGAATGGGTGATCCAGAGGTAGACATTTGGAACTACCAGGAATATAAGGTCACAGATGGGGCACTCGACCAGTGGGTTACATATGAAGATTTGATTTCTGAAGAAAAATATTTGGAGCGTTATAATGGCTGAAGAAAAAGTATTTTATCATCACAGTGGTGTTATAAGGGTTGGGGACAGGGTATGTGCATTCGTCCCGGATGAAGATGGGAAAAGATTTGTCACCTACGCTTCGGTTGAAAAGATCAATAAGAAGACAATCACTGTTTTATATTCTGCTTCAGGGGGTTTTTGGGAGATTACTGTCCCTCCTAGATACTTCTATTTGCATATGAAATATAGTGAAGTTCTTATTGATGGGGATGCGTTAGAAGAACTTGAAAAGGATTCTCATATACTCGCTGCTCTTCAGGGAGCAGGTGTTGATAAGTGGGATGGTTATGATAAAGCAATGGAAGATTTAGCCTAAGGAGAAAGGATGTATTTTAAGATTGGATGGGAGAGCGAGTTTTCAGACTTGATGATGCATCTGTTTTCTAAGTATGGTCGTAATATGTTTACGGCTGATGGTATTGGAGATCAGATGGATTTGGATAAGTTTGCTAAATCTTTCTTCAAAGGAGCCGGGCCTGTTTCAGAATTCTCAGTGGACGCCAACGCTAATGTGGCGTCCAAGTCTGTGATTGAATGGAACTTTGAATTCGCTAAACCTCTTAGCCGTTATAACAGCTATTATCTTTTGTGGAAAGAAATCAAAAAAGGTTTTGGTTTAGCCACCGCTAATAAGATTATTGAGGAGCAGTTGTGTGGTGGAATATACATTAACGACTTCACTGATGTCGGACGACCTTATTGTTTTAACTATTCGACATACGACATCGCCTTGTCGGGGCTGTCTATGTCTTCCCGAATGCGTATCCAGCCTCCGAAATCTCTTGTCTCCTTTATCCGTCAAGTTGAACAGTTCACGGTGTACGCAGCTAACAGCACTCTCGGAGCAACTGGACTCGCTGATTTCCTAATTGTAGCGTCCCTCTATTATAGAAAGATTCTCAAGACAGGTTTTGACGGACATGTACGAATCTATGAACCTCTGCTCTATCTTAAAGAACAACTTACATCCTTCATCTACACAATCAATTGGGAGTTTAGGGGCAACCAAAGCCCCTTCACTAATGTCTCTGTGTACGATAGGCTATTCCTTGATAGGATGTGTGAAGACTATTCTTTAGATGATATTAAAGCTTCAGCAGATTATGTTGAGGCTTTGCAGATGATTTTCCTGGAAGCTATGAATGAGGAGCTTACTCGTTCACCTCTCACCTTCCCTGTTGTAACAGCGTGTTTTGCCACTGACGATGATAATAAAATTATCGACACAGAGTTTAAGAAGAACATCGCCAGTATGAATCTTCAGTTTGGTTTTATTAACATGTATATGGGCAAAACTTCTACCCTGTCCTCGTGTTGCAGACTCCGCTCTAACACAGACAACCCCTACTTCAACTCCTTTGGAGCAGGATCAACTAAAATTGGTAGTCTTGGTGTTGTTTCCCTCAACCTTCCTAGACTTGCTGTGAAAGCTTCTAGGATTAATGGCTTCGAGTCGGAGGTTTTTTATAAGCTCCTTGAAGAGAAAGTAGCAGAGATTGCTATTATCAATGAGTGTAAGAGGCGCATCATTCGTAAACGCATTGAGTTGGGAGCAATGCCTCTATACGATTTGGGTCATATGGATTTGAATAAACAATATTCAACTGTTGGATTCACTGGTTTGAATGAGGCTGTTGAAATTGCTGGCCTCAGTATCCTGACCCATGAAGGACAGGACCTTGCTGCTGGCATCCTCATGCACATTAACAATTGCAATGATGTTTGGGAGAAAGAGTTTAAGGCGCCTCATAATATGGAACAGGTTCCTGCAGAGAGCAGTGCTGTCAAACTTGCTAAGAAAGATAAGATGCTTGGATTCAATGATAAGTATCATCTTTACAGTAATCAGTTTATTCCTCTCACTGTCCCAGCGAATATGCTTACAAGGCTTGAACTCCAAGGTATGTTTGATGGCCTTTGTTCTGGAGGAGCAATCTGCCACATCAACGTAGGAGAAAAGATTAAATCTGTTGATACAATGGTGAAGCTTATGGACTATGCTGCTAAGTGTGGCGTTGTCTATTGGGCTGTAAACTACGCAATTAAGAGATGTGTGAATGGTCATGTCTGGATTGATGGTGACAACTGTCCTGTTTGCGGAAAGAGTGTGAAGGAAGTGACGACACGTGTTGTTGGCTTCTTTACAAATGTTGCTCATTGGAACCCAGAACGTAAAACATATGACTGGCCTAATAGGCAGTTTTACGCCACTTAGAGCGTCTCTCAGCCACGCTAATAGCAATTAGGTACTAAGTATCCACTTGTATATTAGCGTGGCTTACAATTGATCTTAGGAGGTCGATTAAATGGAAATTACAATACGAATAGAAGATTGTTATAATTGCCCTTTTTGTAATGAAACACCAGAGGAGTATGTATGCATGTTCTCGAATGGACCAGAGAAAATAACAAACTCTCATATAGTGCATCCCGACTGTCCTTTCTTACAAGGGGAAGAGAAATGCATATTGGAGGATTAGAATACAATACCAACCATAAATCTTTAGAAATCTATTTCTCTGGTTGTACGCCTCCTCACTGTCCCGGTTGCCATAATGAAATCCTCTGGGATTTTAGTTTTGGGTTTAGAGTTGAAACTATTATGAATGAGATAGACCACTTGCTTATGAATGACATGGTGGAATATGTCTGGCTACTTGGAGGTGAACCTCAAGATCAGAACCCAGAAGAGTTTGCATCCTTTGTTCAATGGGTTGCTAGTTATGGAAAACCTCTTGTCTTGTTTACAAGATATGCAGCTCTGAACCCTTGTTTCTATGGTTTACCAATCTCCTATATAAAGACCGGATGGTATGAAAAAGAGCTTCCATCTTATGTTGAACCTGTGTTAGGGATAACTTTAGCAAGCAGTAATCAAAAAGTAGTGGAGAATAAATGGAAGTAATTGTATTAAAGGAATGTGGTTATGAAGAAGCACTTCTTGGTATCAGCCTTTCTTATAATGCTGATATTAATAGGATGTCTAAGACAGCAGAGAAGCTGTCAGATATGGATGGAGGACATAACAAGTTCTTGGAGTCTATGTGTGTCTGGCTTAACATTAACGCCCCTCGCTATTGGTGGAGTCAGTTTGACACATATAGAGCAGGGGTTACGAAACAGAGCGAATCAACCATGCATACGCTTACAAGACGACCCCTTACACAAAACAATTTTGAAGGGTTTGTTTCTGATGAAACAATCAAACTTCTCAATACCCTTATCGAAGACAACGACTTGGTTGGAGCAAAGGCAAATCTACCTGAAGCCTTCTTACAGAGGCGAATTGTTTGTACCAACTACAAAGCTCTTAGAGGTATGGTTAAACAGAGAGCAACTCATAAGCTACAGGAATGGAAGAAGTTCTGTATGTGTCTCAAATACCAACTTGAATTCCCTCATTTTATTGACAAAACTTGGAGGTTCGATGGTCCATTCTGATTTACGAAGACTTATTAAAGAAGTGCTAACGCCAGTTAATCTTTATTCTCCTGAGGCAGAAGAGCTTTTGATCCTTACTGCTGCAACGGAGTCGCTTGGAGGACACTACCTTTATCAGATTAAAGGACCGGCCAGGGGTATTTTCCAGATGGAGCCTGCAACGGAGAACGACATTCTTGTTAACTATGTTCGTTATAAATCCAATTTACGAAGTGCTCTGAAGCAGTTTATCAATTTTAATGTGGATGGAACTTACACCTATCGTATTGATAATCCTCTTGTAACAAGTTTATCCTATCAAATTTTAATGGCCAGAATCCACTATCTCAGAGATAAGTTCAGCATCCCTGAAGCAGAAGATGTTGATGCTCTTGCTAGCTATTGGAAGAGAGTGTATAACACATATAAGGGGAAAGGTGTGCCAGAGAAGGCTGTGAATAAATACCTGGAGTATATCGGATGAAAGATGAGGCATTGAGATATAATGAAGGGAAGCCAAGGCTTGGCCTTGTTCCTCCTCAGATTATAGAAGGTCTGGGCCATGTCCTTTCTTTCGGAGCACAGAAATATGGAGACCACAATTGGAAGAAAGGGTTGAGCGATGAAAATTGTTTATCTTCATGTCTGCGTCATATTATGGCTTATCAGCGTGGCAACGTCTATGATGATGAATCTGGTATTCACCATCTTGCACACGCTGCTTGTAATCTAGCGTTTATGTTGTACTTCCATGAAGATGAGGGGAAACCTCTAATTAAATAAATAAGTAAGCCCCTAGCTATCTAATGACGGCTAGGGGCATTTTTTATGGTTTCAAATATGAAGCAATATATTCCTCGACAGAGTTGGCCCCAAGTTCTTTTACAATATGTGGGTTTTTCTTGAGAATTTTGTAGGTTTGAATAACCCTGTCCTGAACAACATCAGGCAAACCTTTAATGTTAAAAGCATAATGGGTTAGTTCCTGACCAGCTATATCAATATCCAGTATCTCTTTAATAGCAAGAGGCTCAGACATCTTAGCCGTGTTCGCAACATTCATACCAATCAACGTATCACGTGCAGCACGGATGTTAGCTGCTACAGTTTTAGCCCCTTCAGGAGTTTTGGCTGCAACTTCCCATTCTTTTGAGTTAGCCATAGGAGCCAGGCTAACAGAAGGATTGGCAAACGCTGCAACTAGGGCTGCATTAGCTGCATCAGGAGCAGCCTTGTGAGCTCCAATGGCTCCCTTCGTATTCCCTGGTCTCACTGTCTCAGCATAGAAAGAAGCGCCATGAGCAGCAGTCCAGTTGGTAGCATCATTATTAGTGATCTTATCAAAAGATTCACTACCAAGAGCCCCCCAGTTAGTATGAGGGTTCTGTGAACTAAGAGTTCTGAAATAGGGATTCGTTTTAATTCCAAACTCACCAGAGGCATCCCCCATCTCAGCTTTCATAACCAAGTCGCCATACTCAGGATTCATCTTAAAAGCTGCATAGATTTTAGGAGACACTGCAATCAACTGAGCCACACCTCTCTGCTCAATAATATCGTTACGAGAAGTGATGGTGTCTACCTGTCTCTTCAAGAACTCTAAACCATCCGACTCATTTAACATCTTCTTGAAGCCTTCGATTCGATCATCAATTGCTTTCTCAACAGCAACACGATCAGCTCTTTCCATATTAGGAAGGTAATCCCCTACTCCACCAAGCATCGCCTGCTTAGAAGCCTCAAGCTCTCCGACCAACTTCTGAATCTCGTCCCCACTAAGTTTCTGACCTTTCTGTGCAATAGCTGCAATCCTGGCTCCAATAATCTTAGTGTTATAGTCCACAACATCCATAGCTGTGGAGTAGGCTTTTGGCGCCTTGAACTTGAACTTCTTATTCTCATTCTCAAGACGCTTTAGTTCCTGCGCCTCAGCATTGAGTTCTCGAATTTGAAACTCAGCCTGTTCTCTAGTGATGCCAAAGTTGTTCATGGTTTCTACAACCTGAGCTTCAAACTTGGCCTTCTCTGTCACAACTTTGTCAACAGCTTCCATCTGAACACGCTCTTCCTCTGTGGGAAGGTAGGCTCCAAAATACTGTTCAGCAAGCTTGCCACTTCCACCTGTAAAAGGTTTAGAGGCTTCAAGGAAGTCTTCCTTAAACATAGCTAAGACAGGGTTACTAAGACTCTCCTGGAGCATCTGATGGCGTCTAGCGTTAGCTTCAAGAGAAGAAATCTTTCCAGCAGTGACAAGAGCCTGAATCTTTTTATCGTCAGTTCCAAACTTCTTCAAAGCCGCATTACGCATGTCTCTAATCTGAGCATTCTGATCCGCTGTATTAGCCGGGTCTTCCTCAAAAATCACTTCCTCATCAAATCCCGCCACAGCCTCTTGAGCCTCTACTTCTGTAGTAGCCCCTCCTAAAATATTCTCCCCTTTAGCTTGAGCATACCCTGTACCAGCAGCATCCAAAAGCTTTGGAACTAACGCTGCCGCAGCCTGTCCCCATGCATCAGAAGACTTATCTGCGCTAACAGTGGAGGGAGGCGCGAACGCCCCGCTCCATTCCTGCATACTTGTAGAAAAATTAGCCATTAGAACTCCACCTCATATTTTTCCATTTCTCTTTTCAATGTGACATTGGTACGGATATTAGACCTACGCATAAGCTCTTCTAAACCGTCAACCACTTCGTTAGTGGCTTTCTCAAGAGCCCCTTTCATCTGGTCATGCCAAGTAGTGCCTGGAGTTTCCAGATATTTCTGAACCTTCTTTAGCACTTTGTCTCCGCCCTTCAGTTGTAGCACAGAGGTGAGGAGGGCGTTATAAGCAGCACCATAAACCATTTGTTTATCAGCACCAGCGTTAATCATTTTAACCATCGTAGAGGCCATCACCTTAGCCATATTATCCTGAGTGGCGGGTTTATTAAAGATGGTTCCGCTACCACTAAGCTCATACCAATCACCCACTTCCGTATTTTGGAAGCCCATAGCCTGTGCTAACACGGCTCCAAAATTAGGATCACGATAATGGAAGATCGGGAGACCTGCGTTGTTATGGTACATTTTTGAATTAGCCATAACGATAGCCTTTAAGATGTTACGAGACGTAGCAGGAACGTTCAACAATTCTCCTGCAATAACCGCAGTTGCTGCTAAAAGAGTTTTGTCATCCATCTCTTCAGCACTGAAAGCTAAAGTTTTCACCATCATACTCCTCTGCCACACATCTGTAATCCGAGAGAATACAGACCACGAAGGTCCAGCAATTAACTCTCCAGTAGAGGGGAGGGAGGGAGAGAAGAACACATTGATAAGACGCTCTGCTACATCATTACCAAGAGCAATACGACTACCAATATCTGTATTCATTTCTAATCCGTCTGCAATCCAGTAACCAAGAGCTCCTTTCTGTAGAACTTCTAATGTGTCTGCATCAGTGTTTTCGATGTTGATTCCAAGGTAGTCCATAATAGGACGACTAATTGTACCAATAATCGGAACACCAACACTACCCATTAAAATTGACTGTCCGCCTATAATTCGCATACGTTCCGCAAGTGTAAAGTCGTTGCCTAACATCTTCTCAATAAACTTAGTCTGAACCTGCATAAACTGAGTAGGAACACCAGATAATCCCCTCTGGAATTTAGCCTGATTTGCCTTACTCATATTAAGTCTATACTGATCTGCTCTCGCCACAATAGCTTCTAAGTCTGCTTCAGTAGGAAGTCTTCCGAGCTGCTTCTTAACATACTCATAAGCTGTACCAAAAGCAACACGACTATAGGACATTTCGCCCATCTTCACAAAAATATCAGAGTTGCTTAAAAACTTCTTAAACTTGCCAGCATCATAAGGAACATTCTGAAACCAATCAGAGTAGTCAAGGTTGGTAGAGATGACGCCTGTCTTCATTCCAGACTTATCCCACAACTTCCACGCATTAACATCAAACTTATATCCAGCCTTAGCAAGTTGATCCACATTTCCAAGCCTACTAAACTTATCAAGAATAGCGAATTCCATTGCCTTAATGGCACCTTTAACACCATGAACAGGATTAGCTGACATAGCCAAAATCATACCACTTCCCTGAATATACAACTGAGCAGGATTGTACAAACCAAGCATAGTGTGGTAGGTAATGGTTTTAATAATGCCAGGAATATTCTGTAGCTTATCGGAATAGACAATCTCTGCTAAATCCTTGCCCCAAGGAATCTTCCCATTGTTCTCTAAATAACGCCCAAGGTTAAGAAGTCTTTCCTGCATACGGATTTCTCCGTTAGTGCGCACACCAGCAACAAAAGCCACTTCACTGTGGGAGTTTCTAAAGAACCTCGCCTTAGGATGCATCCCATTAATAGCATTATAGAGTTCACCAAAACCTTTACCAATTGAATTCTCAGGAATAACTCCTGCCTCAATAGCAGAGTTGATCCACTTCTGCTTCAAACCCTCTCTATAAATAGAAATAGGCATTGTTGAAGCTAAGTTGTTAATATATCCCTGGATAGATTCCAAAGCTGTCTTTCGAGCACCTCCCCACTTACTGTCTCCGATGAATGGGATCTCTTCGCTCTTACGGCTTCCTGTATATAATCCACCAGAAATGTTAATCATTTCTTTATCAAGTTCACCAGCAGACATTTCTCTATCTGCTCTGATGACATATTCTTCACCATCATCTAAGGTTTTAAGGTATTTTTCTAAGTCTTTTCTATTACTAGAATAAGCCTCAGTAACTTCTCGGAACACCTTATTATTGTCACCAACTGTTGTCTTAACTTTCTTTTTAAGAAAGAAGTTGGCACCTTTTCGTGTTTTAGGGACATACCCTACAATTTTATTAAGGATACCAGCAGTCGGTTCAACAATTTCATCGGCCTTAACTAAAGCCCATTCAGCTTTAGACACACCTGCTTGGAAGAAATCGGAAGAATCCGACCTAACAAGTTTATAGCCTTTCTGATAAGCTTCAGTAATAGCTTTATGAGAGAGATTTTCTCTAACAAGTTTGTTATCTTTGATATACCACTTAGACTTTGTTTCAGTCATTCTGGGAGCTGCTACAGCAGACTCTACATCGTCATACACCTTGCCGTAAGTTTTACCCCCACCAATCGTAAGCTGTTTTACATTACGTACACGGAAACCCTCAAGAATACTTTTCTCTTTCATGAGATGCATCTTGTCGAGAATCTGGCGAGTAGCAGCATACGCCTTATATTCTTTTTCAGAATACTTAACACCACCAATTCCCTGTTCGACAGCCTCAGTGTAGGAGAATACTTTATTATTATCACCTTTCAGGAGAAGCTCGTCAACTTTCAAAGATTCGGCCTTATTTAGTTTTCCCCAAGCCTCCTTCATTGCTGTATCAAGGGAGTTTCTAATACGAGTTCCCTGTAAGAGTGCAAAGTGAGGAGACTGAACAAGGTCTTTTTTAATGCCTGGGAGAAGATGGTTAGGAGACCAAAGCCATCTAGACACTCGACTCATCTGCTGAAGCTCGTCCCATCCACCAATATCATTCAAAGTGAAATTAACTTGCTTCTGCTTTACGCCAGTGGTTGTATCAAATTCAAGAGTGAAAGATTTGTTATCCTTTTCCTTGATTCGTATATTAGTAATCTCAGGCTCTTCTTCTAATCTTTTCCACACCTTATCAATCTTCTTCTGTCTTTCAGCATCAGTGAGAGGAATTTCTAAAGGATCAAACTCGTCCAACATACCAGTGAGATGTTTGTCTCGAATCAACACTTCCTGGGCAATATTATCAGGAGCGCCAACAGTAAGTTTCTTAACTGTATCAAAAGGGGTCATAGCATTGGCCGCTGTCAAAGGGTCAACACCTTGTTCTTTTAATACACCAGCAGCTCCGGCCTTAACCACATCCCTAGCAAGTTCAAACTTACCAAGTTTAGCAATACGTGCAAGGGCGCTTGTACCTTTAGCCACTGTCTTAACAACACTGCCGGCTGCTTTAAGAATCAAAGCCTGGTCAAGCCTATCAGCAACATTCTCAAAACCAATCATCCACTCTTCGAGTTCATCAATATGCTGCATACGAGAGAGGAAGGTAATCAGTTCAAGTTTGTTATCAAACCCACCTATCGTTTCCCAATTATCCACAACCTGCTGAAAGATGCTTGCTCTTGCTTCAGGAGGAAGCTGATACATAGCATCCTTAAACTTGTGGATGAAGTCACCAGTGTAGATATAATCTCCAGCTTCAAAAGGGAGATTAAAATATTCAGCAAGCTCGCTCAACTTATAGTTATTATCAGACAAGAATAAAGACTGAGCAAAATCACCAGCTAATCCAAGATAGCCAGCTTCATCAGCAATCTTTGCAATCTGATGCTGGGTGTATGCTTGATAGGCTGCTTCATCCCTCTGTTTTTTAGAAAGATTTTCAGCTCCCTCCATCCCATCTACATACGCATAATACTTAGCCAGGACACCCCCGTTTTTCGCACGAGAAGCCCTCTCTGAGACGTCCTGTGCTACTTCCTGAGGGTCAGCTACACTAAGACGCTTCAAGGGCTTAGACAGGGCCTTATCGACGTTCTTAACGAAGTTATCTGCTATGAAGGAATTCTCAGAAAGAAAACCCTCAGTATACTTCTGACCAATATCATCTGTTTCACTAGAGGCTACAACGCTATCTATCCCACTAATAATCTTCTGAGCTACAGGAGGGGCCTTAGGAACAACATCAACATAGACATCATTAGGCGCCTCTTCTTCTGCTTTCTCTACAGGATCAACATAATCAGCATCATACCATTCTACATTTTCATTCTCAGGAGGTGTCCCCTCATTTGGAGACACCTGGTCCTTGGAGACACCTTCTGTATTTTCCATTCTATTCTTCCTTGAAAATTGATTTAGTTCCCTGCTGTACACCAACAGACATCAACTGACTACCAATACTACCTGCCAATGATCCAAACAGGCTTGGCCCCTGATTTTGTGCATTAACAACATTCTGTCTAGCAATGCCCAATGTATTAGCCTGGGACTTAGCTGTGTTGATATTACCAATATTAACTCCAGCCTGTTGTGTAGCAGCCTGACCGCCAACAATAGCAGCACTGCCACCAGTCTGTCCTGTTGAAGCAGCAACATTCTCTACCTGAGCACGCTGTATTCTAGCCTCTCGAATCTGAGCTCTCCGCTCTCTAGCGGCTTTCTCATTCTGAGCAGCCATCTCTACTTTACGTGCATCTTCTTCAGCCTCTCTGACATCTTTAGCCATATTCTGTTGCTCATTAACAGAATAAGCTACACCTCCAGCACCTAGAATAAGAGCTCCAGCAATAAGTGCTTCAGTCCCCATTATAACCACCTCCTAGAAACAACAAAACCATCTTGTTCAACAGCAGTGTGCATTCCCATGATGGCATGGAATTTAATAATTTTTTCTTCTTCAGATGGAACTACAGCTAAAACAACATGAGCGCCACAATCTCTGAGATAATCTTGAACCTTAATCCATTGGGGAAAGAAATACTTTTTAAGTAGGTTGTGGGACCACTTTCTCACCTCTAAATGTAAAACAGGGAGCCCCTCATACCACTCTACTTTTAACAACATTTTATCATCATCTACAAGTATTTCCATCATGCTACTTTCTCACTACCTAACACACTCCAACCATAGAGAATACAGTTGTGGTAGGGTTTAGTTTTGAATAAAAGACTCACCACCCTTCCGTGTCCACGAAGTTTGTTCTTCGTAACAACAGTAGTGTACCCATAGTCGAAGTCGCTTCCAAGCTGATCGAAAGAGAAGATACGAGGAAGCCTATACACTTCAAATTCAGGACCCCATCTGCCAGCAGTAGAACTGTTAGTCCATTGCCATTGAGCTTGCATTGTGCAAGACGATGGGTCAATCATCTCATCATTATCATTAAGACCTGCTTCAGTTCGTTTCAAATAGACATGGATATAATTAATCTTCTTATCAGTCATAGCTGAGTTACCAACAATATATCCAGTAACCATCTTCGCTGCAGCATCTATACCAACACCGTTGTATATAAACCAATCTCTATACTGACCATTACGGTAGTGGCTAAAAGTGAATTTGTGTGTATCACCTACTTTTACCATCGTCAGATACTTAGTAGCATTCTTCTGCTCACTTCCCCCAGCAACTGTTTTGATAATAACTTGGTCATCGCCGATAACAACTTCTTGTTCAACAGATTCTGTGACAATAACTTGGGTGTCTTCTGTAGTTAGCAAAATACTATTAATGGGAACAAAATCTGAAATAAACGGTTGCGACTCACTAATAATATCTATATTAAAAACATAAAAGGCCCCAAGATTAATATCAAAAATAAGTTCTTTATTAAAGAACGAAGAGTTAGGCAGAGGATCATCTCTATAGAGCCATCTAAATGTTCGGATAAAAGGGTCATATCTCCCAACAGCTTTTTCTTTAGAGTCGAAAGATATGTCGTCAAAAAATGTCTGAATAGTGGCGTATGTTAAATCGTTAGTGCCACCCCTTAATGTTAAGTCATTTCTAGTAATCAAATAAATACCAGACAAACCCCAATAAGCAATTTTATCTTCTGCGTAAACGATTGCTCTAGGAGATGCTGCACCAATATCTGTTGTCTTAGATACAGACTGATTAAGGGCTGAGAAAGACTCCTCTCCACCATGTATTTCCCACACACCGTTTGTGCAAAATACAAACAAAGACTGTCCCATAGTAACAAGACGGACTATTTGACCTGCCTCAGGAATAGTTATAAAACCTCCGTCTGTAGCAATAGGATCAAACACATGTTCAGCAGAGGGGTCCGCTTCAGAATAGCATTTAGTAAAAGACTCTAATGAATTATCCGCCCTTGAAAAGAAAACCATTGTCCCAATATTAGGAGATCGGTTATCTGTTTCAACTCTCGCCGATTCTTCCACAGCATAAAACACCCTACCAGCAAAAGAAGCAACGCAAGTAACCCCTCCAAAAGACTTATCTTCATTGGTTAATGCAATGGAGGACGCTGTAGCACGAGAAGCCCCCCTATTAAAAACATCTATGACGTAACGCCCTAAAGGTGCTTGTGTTGAACCGAATACAACCTTGCTTAATTCCTGCGGCCAAAAAGCTCCTATCGCTGCAATTTCCTTAGCACTAGATAACTTAGCTGCCCACACAATATCAGCATTAGATGGGTACCAACCATTTTGAGAAAAAGTATAACTAATAGGGTCGTTATTACTCGCACTTTCATAAGTTGAGTTAGAACACCTAATAGATGTAGGCCATCCTTGGTTTCTTAAATTATATTGGTGAGCTACTGTTAAAGTTGTAGGGCGTTCGTCAACCTCTAACCCATCATCAACTCCAAATAAATCTCTAATTTTTAGCCGACCCTCAGTAGAACTAACAGTGTCAGACGCAATATCATAAGAGAGAATAGTCACTTCTTGTGTACCATGAGCAATAACAAAACGGCCATAAACAGATGCTCCATTAATTGGTTCTGTTGGATCGCCAGATATTGTTATCTTATTCCCGCCATTCCTGGGGTTATTGGAAATAGCTCCGATATTAGCATCATAAAAATATAAATCATTCCCGATCTGCACTACAACAAATTCTAAATCACCGCTATTAGCCACTGCGTTCCACGTTAAAGAGGAGACAGCCGCATCTGTGGCAGTCACATCTACGCCAGTGTCAATCAGATTATAGTCAATTTCATATTCTATACCAAGGCGCCTACTGCGGCTACCATCAGGATTAAGAACAAAATTAACTTCTTCAAGAGAAGCGTTCTCAGGGAAAGTAAGTGGCGAGGCTTCAGTGATTAAGCCTTTGTTAAATGTGGTGTAATCAGACTGTATAGGCTGTCTTGGCATGGCTCACCTACTTGTTAATATAATTTTCAATAGCTTCCAAGCCTGTACGTTTTGTCCATTCACCAGCCAAAACATTAGGAACTTTACCTGGACCGCCTTTCCACACCACAACATACAAGCTAGGGTGGTTCTCAGACGGCTCAAGAACAAGCTGCTTGGGTTTCTTTTCTACCTTCTCCATCTCTTTCTCCCATAATCTGGATAACTAACTCCACCTGCTGTACGCCACCCCTGACTAGAGAGGTGCTTCTGCTGTCTCCTGCTCTGTTGTTCAGCTTTCTCGTTAGCAACTTCCTTAATCAAAAGGAACGCTGTAGACTTAGCTTCAGACAAGAGAGCAGGGAACAGATGAGCAGGCATCGGAGGAATAAAATCATTGCTGTCATACCAATCTGCATACGTTGCCACTTCACACTGTGCATTCTGCCCCTGAAGAGTGTCCTCTAAAGAAGCAACAAACGCATCCATCACGACAACCTCATCATCAAAACTAGTCCAATATTGAGGAGGCTGATCTGTAATGATACGAAGAGGAACATTTGTATTAGTCAGGAACATTGTAACATTTTCGTTATCTGCATTCCGAGAGTTTGTAAACTGAACAAACTCAGGCGGTTCAAGATATTTTACAAAGTCATAAGATTCTTTCGGATTGTCAGCAGTTCTTTGATTGTATGTAATCCACTTAACTCGCCTAGTGTTTTTAGGAAGCAAGAGAAACATCGGATGTTCACTATCTCCATAAGACTGGAGAGTTGTAATTTTATCCAGATGAGGCCACTCCCTTCGAGTCATCATTTCATGATATGTGGATTTTACAATCTGAGCAACCTGAAGACTCTCTTCTGTGTCACCAATAGAGTTAATATAGTCTCCAGACATGTCGGACAAAATGTCCTGAACCATTTCTAACAAAGACATTTTCATTTACGTCCACCCTTGGCTCCGCCTCTTGCTTTAGCTTTTCGATCACCAATACGCCCACCTTCAGAACGATTACTTTTTCTGTCTTGGACTTTCAGATTACTTTTTCCGTTACCACCACCACTCTTCAGGGTTTTCTTGTGACCTACATCTTTTCCGTCACCCTTACTCACCTTGCCCTCTTTCATTAGCTTACGTCTTGCTTTATTACGAGCAGACCGTTTCTTAATCTGGTCAGGTTTCCCCTGATAAGTGTTGTATTCTCTTTTATAATTTCTAGACACCTGACAACCTCTGAATTAAAATGTTACCATAAATACGTCCAGCGGCACCATCACTCATACTGTTAAAGGTCCAAAAACCTAAACCCTCACCAGCTAAGAGCTGTAATGTACAAGGACCTCTATTTGGAGAGGTATAACTGTAATCACTTGAGCTGGATGAGTTGTTAATAGATGCATCAGCTAACAAATAATAATGAGCTCTTGAAAAAACAGTGCTAGTTTTAGTAAATCCCATAGAAAATGTATAAGGATGTGTTGCAAGCCCGGTCTTACCAGCTCTTGCTCCTATAGTAAAACTCGGGAGGGTGATCTTATATATTCCAGAAACAGACACTGTAATAAAACCGCCCGAAGCTATGCAGAAAGAATCGCCAGTGTTGTATTGACTTTTTTCAGAAAAGTTTGTCGGAAATAGTCTATTACCACTATAGTTTGCAACTGATGTGTCGAAGGTAAAAAACATACTCTGAGCAACCGGATTCAAATCAACATCTGTCCAATAACCTCCCCCTTCTCCATCAGCAACATACACCTGATTAGCTGATGCAAATTGAATCCCCTTGGGCTCGTGGATGTAAGGGTCAGAGATATTTGCGTGTTCAATTTTAGCCATAAAATCTCCATAAAAGAAAAGGGAAGGAGGAAACACCTCCCTCCCCTATTAAATTACATACGCTGACAAGAAACAATCAGAATGGCCTCACCAGTGGTAGCAGCAAGAGCCGCAGCCTCGGGGGTGACAATCAGCATAGCACCGTCAGCAACAGTGGCTCGGGGATTGAGACCAGTGAGGGTAGCATCAGCAGAACCGACACCGGGGGTGGCAGTGGCAATGGCGCTCGTAGTGGCCGTACCAGAAGCCCCCACCTTAATCTTCACACCGCCAGCCAGAGCAGTCTTAACCACAGGGGTGACAGACAGAATCTTGGTATACGGGGGGAGGTAAGTCTCGATGGGACGAGTAAGCTCGCCAGCATTAAGCTTCACAACCACTTCATACTCAGAGCCCTCATTTTTCAGGACACCGGACACACCGCCGACACCGACCTCGCCATAAGTCTTGCCAACACCAATACCAGCCGGATCACTTTCATACTTAGACATATTATATTCTCTCCTTTAAGTTGATGGATAAAGTAACCCCTCATGGTGCGCTTCTTCGAGAGGCGTGAGGGGTGTTGTTAGTTAACCAATCTTGGTAGCGGAAGCAACGATACAACCAAGCGTATCCTTGCGCTGCACACCAAAACCAAACCGGGCACGGGTGACAAATTCATCACGAGCGAGGTCCTTGTTACGGTCGCCCTCAACCTTGGGCTGCTGACGCCAAGCCGACATCAGAGACTTAGTCTGGTCATCGGCGATGTTCAGGAAGAGACAGGCCACAGCAGAGGTGGCAGCCACTTCAACACCACCAAAGGTGTCCAGGGTCTCAGCAGGGAGCTTAGGCAGACGGTTAGAACTGATGATATTCCAGCCCATCAGGTTCATCACATACTGATGGTCACGATCAAAACCATTCTTCATCATTTCCATGAACTCAGGAACCTGATCCACAGAAGTGAAGGCATTAAACTGCTTCTGCAGAGAAGCACCAACCACCGGGTCAACAATACAGATACGGCCAGCCATAGGAACTTCAGCCTTATCGAAAGCCAGCTTCATACCCAGGAGGTCATCAAGCTGCACAGTGTTGTTCGTGCCAGAAGCAGCGAAACGGTGGGGGAAACCATTAATCAGGTTGGCATTAGCAGCCGTCTGACCAGCATTCAGAGTGGCAAGGGCCTTGGTCTCGAAATACTCCTGGAGAGCACGAGTGGCTTCCTTAGCACGCATGGCGGTGAGAATATCAATCTGGCTACCATCCTGACGCATAACGTCCGTGACATACCCATAATATCATTTCAGATATTCAGACTATAACTTACAAGACAACTGGTCCTGCTCAAGAGATTTAGTCGTTGTAGGTAACTTTAGTGTCTGGAGTGTTTTGTGTAACTGTTCGTTACCTTCGTATGTAGCGCCCTCTCTTCTGAGATGTTTTCTACTACGAAGACAGTCCAACACAAGGTCTGCCTGTTGTTTTTTCATTCTAAGGTGCTTACCAAAGAACCCTAACAACTGCTTACCTTTACTAATACTGAGGGAGACATTCCATTTACGAACGCCCTCTTGCTTTGTTATATATCCTCCAAAAGCTTTCTGCATTAATAACAAACCGGCTTCTTGAGTATAATGACTAACAACAGCAAGTTTGAATTCTAAATTACCATCTCTTTTACGAAAACTTGAATGGATGCACCCATCCCCATCAACATAACCAGCCATCCATTGTCTAGATGGGTAGTTCTTTTCTGGAGCTTCTGTTCTTCGGGCTTCTTTTATAGCCTTTCTGAGACTTTGTATATCAGAAGTTTTCGTCCCTTTTAATGGTATTAAGAATTCAACTAACTTCTTTTTGATTACTAAATGGCGCCTAACTTGTTCCATAAACCTCAAAGCGTTATCGCCCCGAAGAGCAACACAACTACATCCTTTAGACGGCTTTACTTCCACACCAAAAGCAGAAGCGAGCGGTTCTAAAACAGTAATGTCTTTTTGGTAGAGAGTGGCTCGGATGTTTATATAATAACTCCCATCCTCTCTTTTTGTTGGATCAATGTCAAAGCTTCCATCAGCATCAAAAAGCCCAGCATAGTATTTGATATTTTTCATCTCCCCTCCTGGGGTGTATTACCATCTGTTTTCCTGCGTGTCAGCTTTCGCCTCCACGTTATTTACTCTTAATTCGCGCAGCAGCTGTACGCGTCACCAACATACTGGTCGATCTTCATGGTGATCTCACCAGATTCGATAGCCGTGTAAGTCACGGGCTTATCTTCTTCAACAAACTGAATCTGAGCCTCACCAATCGACTTGATGTGGAGGGTTTCACCGTTAGAGAAGTCCGACACATTACGGTAGAAATTCTCGGGCAGAAGGCCGTCCTTCATGTTCTCAAGAATAAACTTGGAATACTGTTCGGACTCAATAAAAGCACGGTTAGTCTGGGAAGTAATCATCTATATCTCCTACTGTTTAGAGAGGCTGTCTTCAACCTCTTTTTTAATGTTTGCCCAGTATTCCGCAAGCTCTCTATCAGATGAATAACCCATAACAGGTTTCCTCTGAGTGGGAGCAGGGTTCTGCGGAATACCAAAAGTATTTACACCTGAGGGAGTAGGGGCAGGTTTGAAGCTGTCCTGAATCCCAAACATAGAGAAGACTGCCTGAGGGGAGGTAGAGGCAAGCTGGTTGATGGATTCTTTTGTGAGACCCATCTCCTTTGCCTTTCCATAAAAAACCTCTTCGGCCTTATCCCCATGCATCTCTCTGAACTTCTGAGCGACCGCCTTTGCATTGGCCTTCTTTGTCTTTGCAGTTTCCTGTTCCTGAAGAATCCGAAGAACATCATCAGGAGTGAGCCCTGGTTTATCAATATCAGGGTTAGCAGGAGGGGCTGTCTCAGGCTGTTTGTTCAACATTTCCATAACCTGCTCCATAGTCACTGCTTCCTTGGCCTTAGCCTCAGCCTCAGCAAGCTTCTGCTGGAGTTCTTTTATATAGTTCTGGGAATGCTGAAGAGCATTAAGAGCCGTAGGGACATCCTTATATTTAGGAGTCCCATCATCCCCAACAATCTGGGAAAGAAGATCAACACTAGGGTCCTTAACCTGGTCTGCATTACTCGGGGTCGCCGAATCAGCAGTAGGAGGAGTGGGGTCTTGGTTAGGCTCCCCTCCACCAAAAATGTTTTCGTCACTCATCTTTAGTCCTCAAAGTTATTAAGTTTATGACATCTTCGAGAGCTTTCTGATAACCAAACTCATAGGCTACTTGATTCGCCCATTCCGGATTTCTGAAACTCTCTCTGTCAATTTGCATATTTCTGCTCTTCTTCAGATCGGCATCCAAGATGGTAATTATTCGATCAAGAATTGGTTTATTCTCGACGATGCGGGTAGCGAATTCCTTCTTGTTTGTGCCTCTTAAATGTGAAGTGAGCCGACTGCTTATTGAAAAGTTAGTAGTCAACCGACTGTTTCTCCATCACTTCCTGCTCCAGATTACCCGCCATCTGTGCGTTTTCTGCAGCCTCTACCTGACCAATGTTAGGTCTAAAGACTTCATACTTTCCAATCTGAAGCATATCCTCTATCAACCATGCAAGGTTTTTAGCGGACATGTGAGGAGCAACCATCTGACCAAGTGTGCTATTCAACAGCGCCGTAAGATTCTGAATCAACTGCGCCTGTTCACCAAAATGTCTAGCACCAATAGGACGAAGCTTACCGCGAGCAGTGATATCATCCTTGGTGATATTCAGAAAAGTTTCTACTCCAAAGTCATCATCGAAGCTTCTGACAATATCAATAGCATCGAGATTCCTACGAGCACATTCAAGCATAAGATTGAGAAGATTCTCTATCATGTTACGCTCAAACAACACAGTCTTTTCCTGGAAGATTCTACCAGCAGCATTATCCAAGGTCTGAACTTCATAAGCGGTCTTTTCACCAGGGGTACGGATACCCATGGCCTGTTTAGGTGCGCCAGCATATTCTTCCATTTTATTTTCATAAAGAGCAATAGCATTATCTGCGGAGATAACACCATTCAAGTTCTTACCAAGTTCTTCAACCTTGCCGTCACCTACAATAGTAATTTCTTCTCCAGGACCCCATGTAAAAGGGTCAACGTCTCCTTCAATTACAAGAGGTGGATGTACAGCTAAATCCATAGCGTCGGCTTTAAGGTTTTCGAGATGGTCAATTCTATACTGTAAACCAACCAGATTATCAAGAGGTCCCATAGCCCAAAGATTGTCAGGACGATAACGCCAACCAACGTGAACGATGGAGGACTTACCTAGCCAGTTTTCAATAGGTTCATTAGATACCAGGATGCATCGGTCAATTACAATAATCTGATGGTTAGGTAAAAATTCCTGTGTGTCGTTGTTATAAAGGTCTCCTCTAAACTCCAACACCTCAACATAACTGCTCTGAAGATACTCTTGGTAGTTACCAAAACCGTCTACAGAAAATCCGATAGCTTTTTGACAATCTTCTAAAGAATAACTTCCAACAGTTTTGGTTAAGAGTTTATGTTGTTCAATGGCTTTACGCCACTTCTCTCCACCAGGTAGATCAGCCATCTTAACAAGCTCACCAATCGAATAAAGCCTTCGTACAATTTTAGGAGTTTCCTCAAAACTAGCAGCGATTGGGTTGAACACAATGTCAAGAGGACTTATTCGTCTAGCGATTGGTCCTTCATAAACAGTAATTGTATCACCAGTTTTTTCATCAATGTGCATATCCCGCACATATTCTACTTCTCCGAACGCATTTCCATAATCAATGTAATCGTAGACAAGTTTACTGACAACGTCTCTAAAACCGTTTTCTCGACACTTCGTATCAATGTACCCGGTAATAGCCTTTGTCTTCTCTCGTGTCTCGTCATCGAAACTTCCGCCTTCCCACTTCATCCACTGATTATTTGGCATAAGTGCTGAGATGTAATTAGCGTGAAGGTTGTCTCGAATCTGACACAGTTTAGGAAGTGTAGTTGAGTTCTTCCAAGGAAGAGAGGCATTGGTCGTGGTGGTTGTATCAGTGGCAAAAACATAATTTCGTAACTCGACCCACTGATTAATTTTTTCCAACCGCTGCTGATGCCACTTATCCCAAAGATAAGCTACATTCCTAGCTAGATTGTCAGAGATTTCATTGATGGCTATCTGAAGTTGTGCTACAGAACCAGCCATTAAATTTTACCTCCAAAACTCACCCCACCAAATCTACTAGAGAATTTGATTGGGTTGCTTTTTTGTCTTTCTTTAACACGCCTGGGTGGAATAGCTATTTCCACAACACAGGCCAAAGCGTCCTTAATATCATCGTGTGGCGGCCTAGCAAGAATAAGTTCTTCTTCTAATGCTGGTGTGTATCCTCCTTGAAAATGCCATATAGTCATGTTCTCGTAACGAGGTTCTAACACAGCCGCAATTCTTTCTTCCTTGGCGCCGTCGTTTCTAGTGGGACGGTGTTCATCAATCGCCAAAGAAAGACCTTCTTTACGGATCATATCCTTCAAGTCATTACAGATCATACCCTGAGCAACACTAACCTCAGCCCTTAATTTTCGGAACATCCACCTGGCATGTAGCATTTTTATCTTTTCAAAGTATGTTATAATTCTGTCTGTCTTGAACCGCTCAATATCTAACACATAGATATATCCATCATTGTCAATACCAATTACAACAATTGATGTGTAGTCGGCAGTTTTCTTTAATGAGAATGCAAAGTCAATAGCAGCGTAGACATTTAACGGTTTGTCTTTATACCACCATCTTCCCTCTTCTCTTTTAATATGTTTTCTGTCGTAATACTGAAACCTGCTTGGATTAAGTCGATTGCTTTCTGGATCATTAGGGTCATTATAATCATTATGAGATTCTCTCATTCAGACTGTGGCTTGTCCCTCGGGACTAGTTTCGTTCAGTCGTTGCGGTCGATACGATTTCAATTCTTTTAATTTAGTATGGATAATATAATTATTTTCTCTTGTAGCTCCGTTCTTTTTCAAATGGCAGCCAGAATCAATAACATATTTAACTAAATCAAATTGCGCCCTTTTTATTTTAATGTGAGGAAGCACATCAGCGAGAAGCTTACAAGACTTCGTAACGCTTAAGACATAAGAATAGTTGCCATCATTTCTAATTGTTATAACTCCTCCATAATATTTTGCTATAAGTTCGATACCCTGTGGATCGTTTTTATGAGAAGTAATACACAACTTAAAATGTAAGTAACCTTCACGTGTTAAATCAGAGAAAAGACACCCGTCGCCATCAATATATCCTGCAACCCACTGTCTCGATGGAAAAGGTTTTTTTGAAGAAGTTCTATCTGCCCTGAGTTCTTTAAGACGAGACCGTATCTCCGGCAACTCAGATTCATTAAAACTTAACCCATTATGCTCGATAACAAACTCCATTATTGCTCTTTTCAAAATGCTGTGTTTTTTAATCTCGTTCAAAAAACGAACAGCCTTCTTTCCCGAGAGAAGTATTCCTAATTGTGGGTTACCTAATTGTTTCTCCTCTTTATAAGGAACCACTTTATAAAAATCAGCTAAATAAGGAATTACCTTTTCTGCTGAATCTTCGCGTAAACGCAACTGCACTGTGGCATAAAGACTGTATTTGCCATTAGTACTTTTATTAAACGACAGGCCGACATATCCATCCGAATCAATCAGGCCTGCATAATACTTAAAATTTTTTAACATTACTCCTCCGAGTCCATGTAATCGTATCTTACCTCAAATTAGCTTGCGCATCTTTGTTATTTAGAAACTATTCAGCATATAATTTACTGTGCATAAAACTGAGTTCGGTCAGTGTACATCGCACTAATACGAGCTAACTCCCTTCGATCAAAACCAAACATCTTCCCATCACCCCGAGATGTACGAGGCCAGAGGAATTCACCCTCAACCTCAACAACTCTTTCAAAGACATCCCAGATAGGTTCTTCGTCTACCACCTCGCCCTCTTCATTGAAAATGGGCATCTTCTGTTTTAACCAAATATCATATTGATCTGCAGGATGGTAGCGGGTCCCACAAGCTTTAATCATCCCGCCTGTGTTTAAGATTGATGCCATCTGAGACATAGCAGAAGCAACCTTTCTTCGACCATCTTCTGTATAGGCATTATCCGGAACCACAACGTCATCTGGTACAATAACATCAGCGTGCCAACCAGTGGTGTTGGTTGTCAAACCTGCTGCAGCTACAGTAGAGTCTCTCACCCCCTCTTGTTTTCTGATAGGATGATCCACAGCAACCTTTGTTGCACTCCATCTTTCACGCCTTCCTTCGTCTACATGAACCATATCCGGCCAATAGCGACGATAAACCTTCGAGGTTAAGATGTCTTTAATCGCCTTAAGCTGACTCTCTGCCAACTCAGAGGTAGCAGATAAATAGAGGATTGTAACCTCTGGGTGTTTAGTAATCCACCATGCAACCCACACAGCCACACAATGGCTTTTCATGTGAGCACGAGGAAGCAGAAGAAGCTGGTTAGGATGGTCTGTTCTCATCAACCACCTGAACACTTCTTTATGCACTTCGCCATATAAACGCATTGGATTTACAAGACAAGCGAAATAAAAAAGATCTTCTTCTGCTTGCTCTCTAATTAAGTGTTTTGTGTTCTGTGCCACTATAGGCCTCCATACGTTTGAGATCATCCTCAAACTCATTATGGAGTCGAGCTTCCTGCTTGGCTATCTTTGTAACTTCGGCCTGAGTTGGCCTACCAGCAATACGTTTCTCCCAGCCTTTCTCAGCCAGAAACTTGGCTGCATTAAAGTTACCAGACTTAGCTGACTTAATAGCATTAGCTAGGCCTATACTACGAAGCTTAACTTCCAATTCTTCCTTCCACTTTTCTACTTCATCGCGTAATGATGCAGCTTTACAAATAGCTTCCCAGTGTGTGTATCCACCAAGATACTCATTAGCAACAATGTATCCTGTAGGATCATTAGATTCGACGAAGCGTTTACGCAGAGAGATGAGGGTTTTTCCTTTAATTGTTTTATCTTCCTCATTCAGCGTAAAAATCGCTCCGTCAATCTGATAATCATTCGCTTCATAGAAAAGGGATTTTGTTCTCCATCTTCCTATCGAATCCTTAAACATAGTTTCCTTCTAGGTTAGTTGTAAATAAGCTAGCACCCCGCCAACTAGAGCCGCCCAAGCTATTCTTTCAATCCACAGATTCTTGGCGTAAGCTTTCTCTAGGACACGGAGTCGCGCTTCTACATCTTTATGAAACTCGTCCAAAATACTCAACCTTATGTCGTATGTAGCATTATCAACTAAAACGTCTGTTAGTTTGGTTAATGTCAGGTTGATGGATTCGAGGCTACGTTCTAATCGGTCAAATCGTTGGCCTTCGCTACATACATGTTTAACTTCGCGTCCATCCATCAGTCTACGACTTCTTAGTTAACTTATCAAATACATCCTTAATCTTTCCAACAACAGTGTCATCAGTGGTGTTGGGAGTAAGCTTGGATACAATAACAGCTACACCAATCAAAGCACCAACAAGGCCAATAATAAGCTCATAGTTGGCAGTGATATACTCAATCATACCTTCCTCCTTCTAGCTGAATTATATAGTTCAGCAGTTTAGTTTGATCCGATGGCGGGATCATCAATGTGCCATTATCTAACAACACACTTTCATTTAGAATTGGTCTCGGAGGCATCGGACTTTGTTTCACGCTGCACCCCAAACTCATCAACGAACACGTCACCAGGATTATCAGCAGCTTTTTCATATTCTTTCTTTATCTTATGTTCTTTATATCGGGTGATAACCAGCTCGATGAGTCTGATGATTGCCCACAGGATGTTTAACAACTTAGTCACAATGCCTCCACAATATTATAGACAATGAATGTCTAATCTGAAACTCGGCATTACTACCCCATTAGGTAGAGTAGCAGAAGCAAAAGTAGCAGCTCCAGAAGAAGCCCTAGCAATCATAATCCTAATTGTAGTTCCAGGAGTTACGTTAGGTCTTAAATAAGCCTGCCTAATCTCTACCACACCAGTGTTTCCAAAATCTCTGGCAAACCCTGTATTAGGGAGTAAGTCCCAAGAAGACCCATTATAACTCTCTAACCAAGTATAAATCGTAGTGGGGCTAGTGACATTCACTTTAATAGACCATGTCACAGAGTAGCAACCAGCCAGCGGATAGGTAACTGATCCATCAGGATTCAGTGTTATGTTCTCCCCAGCTAAAACCGTATCAGCAACGACAACCTGACCTACATCAGAAATAGCCACCCTGTCAGTGTAAAGAGCAGATAGGTACCTTGGTGTCTTTAAGATACCTACATCCGTCTCAAGCTGCTCAACAGCAGCCACCAACACAGGGTCTTCAATCTGTTGATAGACCGCATCCTCAACAATAGTGTATAAAGGATTATCTCCTACCTTCAAGGCACCAGCATTAAGCAAATCATTATTAGCAAGATCGAGGTCCTGTGCCATAGAATTAGGTTCGCCCTGGGGGCTTCTACGGAATAGGACATAGCTGTCAATATCATTGACAAGCTTCTCGAATCTAGCATTAACTGCCGGAATTAGGTTAGTAGCATTTACAATAGGAGAGTAAGAAATCTTTGCCATTATCCCTCCTAGTTCACGTTCTCAAACGAGCAACGAGTAATTGTCTCCATATACACAGGCTCAACACTTACGTTACCGTCTTCGTCCACTACCTCCTGCGTCTCACCCGTATCAACCTGATACGCTTCGGAGGGCAGGACCATCTTTACATGCGCTAGACTAAAACCCATGAAGTCACCGAAGAGAGCCGCACGACCCTCAAGGATGTCTTCGTAGGGCACATTAGCATCGAGGTCGCTCTGAATAAGCGCAGCCGCTACAGGGTGCATTGTACTCAGATCAGGCTCAATCCCCATCATCAGCGCACCGACAACGGGATCGGAAGCTAGGCCGTCAACTTCCCACGAAGAGATGTCGAAGGCTTCAGCGTGTTTAGCCTTGGCGTCTGCAAACTCTCCCTTGTAGAAGTGGATGCAGCGAAGTTTGTAGGTTGTGTCGTCCACGGTGAACACACCGCAATCCTGGGAGTTCTCCCAATGGATACCATAAAGATGCCCAGAGGGAGAATCCACACTCACTTTATAGTAGGCCGCAAAGCGCGGCCCTCGGTCTACGAAAGGCATTATGCCACCATCCTTGTTTCGATTTCAGCATCGGACATACCACCCTTATTACTCACCATGACGCGACGGAACCAGATTGGAACAGTGTTGCCATAGGCTAGACGGAGGGCAGTGAGGGGGTTGAAGGAGCCGTCGAAGTTAACCCAAGAACTCCACTGGATAGCTTCGTCGATGCCGATACGTTTGTTGCCAACTCGGAACTGTGTACCGTCTGCGTTGGTCTGGACGAGCTTGATATGGCGTTCGTTGCGGGACCAAGTAGAGATTACTGTCGGGTATGATGTTCCCTCATATGCTGCCACAATTCTAGCAAATTGTTCATCTGCTGTTCCCTTGTAATAGAGCGGTACTAATACACCGTCTTTAATTGTGAATATATTTTGAGCAGACTGGTCTACAGTTAAATCCTCACTCCCCACACCCATCGTCACTTCAGCCGCCACCGTGCATGTAGAGGGCTTGAGCTTTTGGACGGAGATATTGTCAATGATTACTGTATTTCCAGTTGATCCATATAGATTACCAACACGTACATAACAAGAGGCTGACGTTGGCGTAAAACTAAATGTAATAATACCAGAGCCTGTCTGCGATATATTTTTATACTCACCACCACTTAATGTTGAACCCAGGCGAATATTAAGACTTCCAGGGTTTCCGCCAAGAAGTTCCACTGAGAAGATATATGTCTTCCCAACTTCTAGTGTTAATAGCTGATATACATATCCAGAATACGCATCACTATTTGTTATTGTTAACAGTCCATCGGATACAGTTTGGACGCCATAGTTGGCCACCGTCCACCCACTCACATCACTATCAAATGTCCCATTAGTAACCAACTCAACCCCATCAGTCTCAGGCTTCTCAAAGCACTGCATAAGCGGAGAGGAGAGGCGTTGGACGGAGATGTTGTCATACGTAGCTGTTATACCGTTACCAGACGATATGAAGGCGATATATGTAGATGTTGTTGTAGCTGTAAATTCAAGGCCACTCTCACCAGTTGCAATTGGTGAGAGAAAGTTTGTACTCGTGCAAATCTTAACAGGAGCAGTGTTTGAGATGCCCGTATATGTAACCCTATATCTAGCACCAACAGTAGTGCTAATAATTTGATAGGCCACATCATTAGCCGAACTAACTCTTTGGATACCCAGCCTGCCAGCGGAATCCCAAGACATGACGCCAGAAGCAAATGAACTCCACCCATCTACACCCTCATCAAACCCACCATTATACACCAACTCCACACCATCAGGCTCTTCGGCCATATCGAAGTAGATACCGTTGTTGCCAGAGGTTCCAGCAGCGGAGGCTACGGTTGTTCCTGGGGGGACGTAGGGCATGGGGGTCTTTGAAGAAATAAGCTGTGGTTTCGAGACGAGAAACCCCTTCGTGCCAGTTCCAGTATAAGAAAAGTCAGGAGACATTGGGTATATGAAAATATAATTTGTACCAACAGTAGCGGTATAAGGAAACTGAAGGTCATACCACCCATCTCCAAGATTCACTATTACTGGAGAACCATTTATTGTGACTACACTACCAGCAAGAAGATCAAAGTCGCCCTGGCACATATGGCGGTCGGTTGAATTAAAAACTACTGCGCGTACTTTAGTTATCTCACCCGCCTTAACCCTGATTGAGAATAACCCATCCGTTAAGGTTGTTGTTATAATAGTGCTAATACTGTGAGATTTTGAAGTGCTATCCAAAGTATCGTACACCTTATAAACATCATTAACTACGTTACTAACTGAAGTGTTTGTAACAGACCATGAAGTCAAAACCTCTTTTCCAACAGACAGCAAATTCGTATAACTAGGCCCACACCACACACCCTTATCGCCATGAATAGCAGGCACGTAGTCTGTTAGTTCGTTAACAGTGGTGAGTGGAGGCGCGTAAGGAGCGGTAAAAACTGTTGTTAACTGCGGGTTTTGAATGCTAATTCCAGAGACACCATCCCCGAGATAATTTCTATTTGATGCCCAATTGGTATCCTTTGCAACTCTAACATCAAGAACAATACTGGTTGCAGATGTAGCTACTCCACTTACATATACGGTAATTGATCCATCATTATTCCTTATAGACCTGAAGACAGGTGAGCCAGAAACGTTAGCCAATGCGCCAGTAATTAAATCCACAGACACAAAGTAAGCGAGGCCGCCGCCATTCAAGCCAACATACGCAAAATTTCTACCATTCGGTTTAATAGTAATACTGCCAGTATAACTCACGCCAATAGCGGCTGTGATACCACTTGTAACATGATGAGCTTCGGCTAGTACTGATTCGGTAACTTTGTACCAATCCCCATCAGTGGTTATCGTCGCCCCTGTTTTGCTCCAAGTTGTAATGTCATTAGAGGTAATGTGGTTCGTATACCCAGGCCCACTCCACCAAAGCTGCCCATCACCATTAAGGTCAGTAGGTTCATTCAGCCCAACATAGCTCCCATCTTCAGCATACATCCTGTCACTGTAAGACCAGTTAGGATCGGGACCAACAGCACTACGCTGCCCACCATCTTCTACGCGATAGAGGAGTTTAACATCATCGAATCGTGTAACCTTCCCATACAAGCTATCGCTCTGTGGGATTTCAATCCACCACAATCCAATGTTCAAATATACTTTCTTAGGTTCATACGCATCCACAATACAGAAAGTGCCCTGCTGGTAGTCACCAACATTGGGAAGGTTCTGAGAGCGGATGACGTTGTATCCTGCAATTGTTTTCTCGTTTAATTCGTCAAGGAAGGGCTTGTTGCTATGGCTATGAGTGGAAGCTGTCTGCAATCCTTCCTCAATAGCTTCACATTCAGCCTGTGCTGCCTCAGCAGCATCCTTGGCGTTAATAGCATCCGTCTTAGCAGAGGACGCTGTTCCTGCATCAGCAGAAGCAGCCTGTGCGCTAGAAACGGCTACATCCTTAGCTGCCACAGCCGTGGACGCACTAGAAGCAGCAAGAGCTTCACTTCCTGCAGCAGCAAGCTCGGAAGACAAAGCTGCATCCTCGCTATCAGAAGCAGCAGACGCACTAAGCATTGCTTCCTGTGCCTTAGCTGTGGCGATGCCCTCGCTCACAAGAGCTTCCTGGGCTTTCAGAGTAGCCACTGCTTCAGCATCAGATGCAATCGTTGCTTTGTCTGTAGCAACCAACACCTGAGCATTACAGAGGGCCAAACTCTCCTGAGCAGCCACCTCACTTCCATACGCATTAGCAGCGGAAATGGCAGCAGCATCAGCAGCATCCGTAACAGTGGAAACAGCAGCAGCGGCAGCAGCCGCATTGTCTGCACTCTCTGACGCATCCAAAGCCACCTGTGCAGCCTGAGCATCAATCAGAAGCTTGGTGGCCGCTGCATCATCAGCAAATCCCTCAGCCTTAGCAGAGAAGTGTTTGGCGGAGTACTTTCCTGTCTCCACCTGTACATCTTCGTTTGCGTTAGCCCAGTTCTCAGCCTCATCAGCATATCCAGCAGCAAGCCCTGCTTGCGTTGTCGCTGTAGAAGCAGACCCAGCAGCATTTGTTTCGCTAACAGAAGCAGCAGCTTCGCTAAGACCAGCAGCTACCTCAGAAGCTTCAGCCGCATCCCTAGCAGCAATGGCTTCATCTCTGTAGCCCTGTGTCTCAGCAGGAATGGCTGCAATCTGTGCTTCCACATCTTCTATTGCCTGATTGACGTCAACACCATTAACAACAAATTCTTCTGCGTTAATGGCGCCAACATTGTTCACATCATTCCCGCCCAAATCCAAATCAGTTCTCATAGCATTGGCTGTGCCGGGCGGGTTGTCTCTGTACAACACCTTGTCAGAGAACTCATCTTCAATCTTTTCAAGGACAGCATTAAAGGCGTCTTTGAAACCAAACGCACTTGTAATTCTATCCAAACTGATTTTACTCATCTCTTCTCCTACAGGTTGTTAAAATAAACAAGCCCAGCAAACGCTAGAAAGACAACAACCCAAATAATGTGATGAATGTATTTCATGTTAGGGACGCTTCCCTGTCTTCTTCCACTTATTCATATACTGACGCAAGGAAAGACCAGAGGCTTTAAGCTGTTCAGCAGAGACATTAGCCATCTCTCTTCCTCTATGTTCCACAGTCATCTTGTTTCCCTTCCCAAACTTACTCACTTTCCCTGCAGCCTTCTTAGGCGCCTCAGCTTTCTTAGGAGCCGCTTCCTTTTTCTTAGGAAGACCAAGCTTCTCTCTCTTCTTATTAGCATTCGCCTTGGCTGCTTCTCTCGCGTCCTTCCTCTTCTTCATAGAGGCTTCTTTCTCAGCAGCAGACTTCTTAGGGGCGGGCTTCTTCTCTTCAGCTTTCTTCCCCTTAATACCACCGCGCTCCATGCTCCCTTTCAGAGCCTTGGCTTTGTCTCCACCTTTGTAATCCTTGTACTTAGCTGTAATCTTAGGCATACCCCTCCTTCCCTATTTCTAAATAATTATTAGAAATATTAGAAATGTTAAAAAGAAAAACATACTAAATATATTATAATAATATATAATATATTCTCATTACTCTCTATAAGTATTATATGCAGGAAATCGGAGTTTGTGACATTTTATTTTCATTTTTCTTAAGATTTGTTCGTAACAGGTTAGAAATATTAATAATAAATTTTATAACGCCTTCGGCATCATGTATATACTGTTCCCAAGAATAGCTCTCTCCCGGTAGTCATAATTTTTAGCAGAAATTTTTAAGGGGCAGTGCATTCAAATGAAGCCCCCGTCACCCCCTCCCCCTCCCCATGAAAAATGTTTGGCACAATCCTTGCTATTGCACAATCCATACCAGACTATTTCAGTCCAGAAACATTGTTTGATTGTCAAGCTATATCGCCTTCGGCATGAATGGTGCA